GACCTTGGTCGTATTCTGTGCTATAATAACAAATCCCCTATCCATTCATAATCCCCACAAACAAGTCTTTGTTCATGACATGAAAGTCCATGTCATTGATTGTCATCCATTCTTTTCTAACTTTGCTGTTCTTCCAGTTATCGAACAACACCGTAAATTCTGCATTATAAGCAATTACTTCCTGGTCGAGTATCTTGCAGTCAGGATAGCCTGGGTAAATACTTGTGTTCTTTCCTACATGTACAAGATTCCATGGTATGTAATCACTCGCTACTTCTGAATGTCCATTCACGATCTTAACTGCTAGAGTTAATGCATAGTCGTTGCGATATACGCCACCGACAAAACTGTGTATGTTTGCATAGTGATCGTAGTTATTTTGTACCATCTCCAATGCTTCAAATATTTGTTTAGCACGGTGTGATTTCTTAAACATCATCACAGTTGCCCATAATGTGTTATAACTATACGAACTTAATGTTTCTTGTGCGGCGCCGCTGTACATTAAAAATTCTGTGCTGTTGTGACAACAAAACGAATCAGACATATCGAATGTCTTTAAGAGTCTGTCTGAATTGATTACATAATCAACATCAAGTACAAGCGTTTCCTCATAGGGACTACTTTCATATGCTTGGTATCTACCTTTGTTGATCCATACTTGATTATCTTTGATGTTATCTTTATCTGGTGTAACACAAATAGTCTTGTCAAAGACAGATGCGTCTATTGTGTTTAATGATTCTTCGTCGGTAATCAAAGTCGTTGGTAATGATAAAAAGAAATTGATTCTTTTTGCCGCATAGACGGCCATTTCAGCATAATTATATTTGCTAGAATTAAATGCAAATAAGACTGCACCTTGGCTTACCGTTTGTTTTCTAATTGTTTCCATTCAGCATTCCATTCAGTCATAACATTATTATATAAGGTCGTTAAAGATTCTAAGAGAGAAGCAATTTCTACTTCCACTGGATTATCAAAAGTGTCAATTAGAACTGTCGTGTCCTGAAAGTGATTAAAGGCATGCAATAAGGCAATGGTGTGAGCATCTGCTTTCCACAATCCACCTTGTTCGGCAATGATGAGTTTGCTGTTATATTTTTCTTTTAAGTAAGCCTTAGCAGAGTTGTGACTAAACCGTGCTTTGGCATCCTTGATTAATGTTTTTGTATCCATATATAATCTATACTCCCACGAGTATTTAGACGATTATATAGGGGTAAAAATAAAAGATTGACTGGGTGTTCTTAATTACCAGTCTTTTTTGCCGCCGGATAGTTCATTTCTTTTGTAACCGGCAAGATATGCCTTAATTTCAGCTTCTTTCATTTGAGGTGGTACAATTCTTGGGTCATTCCCAGTACCATTTGGATAGTAATGAGGTTGTTCACCTCTGTCATACCATGAATCTGCTCCTCCTCTGTCGAATGGAGAACCATGCCAATTTGGATAATGTATGCCTTCGAATTCTTCTGTCTCTTGTACTGCCATTTTCGTTCTCCTTAAGTACCTGTCACTGAACTAGCTAACGTTGGTGTGCCCCATGACGCAGACAAGTTGGATGTTTCTGGTTTTTGCAAAGTCAATGTTACCGCACTGCCACTACTTGCTACTAAATCATTAGGAATTTCGTCCCATACTGAGTAGATAGTGATCACTGAACCAGCATCTCCATTAGATCCTTGAGTACCGTTTGACTTGGCAATATATCTAATGAATGAACTTAAGTAGGAAGCAGGTCCAGTTGATGCAAGTTGGGTAAACACAGTAGCGTTCCCAGTTGCCATTCCAAAATATCCTTCATCTGCGGCTACTGTTGGTGCGTTTCCGCCGCCACCGACTTTAGTAATGCCGTTGTACGCAGTACCAGCAATAGTGACTGTACCTGAATTAGGGGCTGACTGTACCACTGTCCCAGTATTTGATGCTAGGTCAGAGAATAATAAATTAATACCAGAACCACCTGGATGTGAAGCAGTCATTTTGATCTGTCCACCTGCATTAAAGAAATACCTTGCCGCGTCACCAGATGCGAATGTAACTGTATGAGTAAACGTCAAACTATTCTGCCATGAGGTACCACGTGTTGCAGTAGATGTGCTAGTGCTTCCAACAGATGCCGCGTCGCGTCTATTGGAATAGATAGTTGCTAAGTTAGTTGGTATAGCACTTAAGTATGTAACAGTTCCACCTGCAGTGGGTGCTGTTACCGAAGTGATAGATGATCCACTATGAGCGGCCGCTGATGCTGTGCTAGTCACTAGTGAATTCCATTGTCCAGTTGCTACAACCGTGCTACCAACTGAAGTTTGTGATACAGCAGTTTGTCCATAACCAGCAGTTGTGCCGCCAATTGCCCAAACAGTGTTTAATGTGTTCGACGTAGTTGTAGGATTACCACCTACGAGAGTGTTAAAATCTGTTGCGGAGATTAGTCCAAATTGTGCGTAACTCATGTCTTAAATTCCTGTTATTTAATTGTAACAATGGCTTCTACGTCACCAATGCTTTCTGTTGTTTTGTCTGCTAAAGAGCGACCAATAACATTAAATGCTGTTGCTTCTCCTTCAGATGCGGCCCTTGCATAACCCGCCCCTGCACTGACTAATCGTTGTCCTTTTCTTATTACGCCGATAGCCTTAACACGTACCCGACCGGTCATCGCAACGGCTGGGTGAGTATTGTTATCGCCTGCTCCGTTGTTCATCAAGAACGCCATGTTATCAGAAATAACTCCAAATACATCGTCACTTAATTCATATTTTACCGCAGTAATTTCATACTCACCGCCTAATTCAACAACTGTTCCAGGAGTATAGACATCATCTGCTGAGAATCGTTCCGCCAAATCCGCATATGTTGCAGTGAGTCGTGATCCAGATGACAATGACCAATTACCGGTCAATGTTCCTGCTGTTGTGTTAGCACCTGTTGTTACCGTAGTTGCTTGCGTTTGTACTGTTAATATGTTACCATTGTATGTTGGTAGATATGCCGCTACGTTAGAGTTGGCGTAAGTACCTGCGAACGAGATTGGATCTCCGTTTGCATACATGTATTTGTCTGTTCTGATACCATATAAGTTACCAGAGTTGTTAATATAAACACCACCTGTATTGAGTAGCAATGCTGAAGCGTTTGTGCCAGTATTTCCTGACATTGTCCATACGCCTGTCATTGTACCAGGTGTTGTTACGCTACCTGTTGTTAACGCAGTAGTAGTTAATGTGCCGATGGTGCTTTGTGTAATGTTTGCTGTCGCAATATTTGCATTAGCAGTTACAGTTAAGTATCCTGATGTGAATGCATTGGCAACTACTTCATTAGTTGCTGTAAAATTGTTTGCTGATGCGTTTCCAGTAATAGTGACTGCACCGAATGTAGTGTTTCCACCAGAACTGGTTGAAGTCAATGATAACCATGCTAATGCATTCGATTCACCGTCTGTCGGGCATACTTTTAGAGTAGATGCACCAGTATCATACCATATTTGACCTCTGAGAGGGTTTGTTGGTGGTGTACTAAATGCAAAATTTTCAATTACATGTACAAAGTTTGTATCTAATGATTGACCGTAGCCAGCATAGTTTCGACCCGGCAGGCCTAGCGAGGTACTTGTTGTGTTAATCGTACCGTCAGCAATGGTCGTTAGGACTGTTCCATCACTTTTTACAATTGTATATGCCATTTTCTAATTATCTCCGTTATTATTATTTATCTTAAATGGTAACTAAGTTAGTTAGAGCCTGTATTCTAACTGTATAATCTATTTGTATTTGTCTGTTCAAAGCTTTTTGTACTGGATGAAAAATAACATGGGTGAGCAATCTTGTAATCACGTTGCCATTTGCATCAGTACCATAGTTTGCCAGTAGACCCAACTCATCGAATATGTAGCTAGAATCTGTTTGAGTACTGTTATCAAATGCCGCCTGGCCGGCAGGCTCGCCGTAATCTAAAAGACATTGTACCAATATATCTGTGTACACTCTACCAGTCGTGTGAAAAACAGTCATTTTATTTCTTGTTGGGTCCAAGTTGAAAACACTAGTGTCATCAACGATTTTTGCGTATGTTTGATTATATAAGGCCGCGTTTTGACCTGTAGAGTTGGGTGGTAGATAGGTAATTACACCAGTTTCATCAACAGATGCTCCACCGTTACCGAAAGCCATTTGATATATCTCACCGTAACCTCTACTAGATAATGTATCAGCTATTGCTTCAGACATATTCTCATAGTTAATAGCATTATGTGTTTCTTGCAATACTTCGCCGGTGTTATAGTCTCTGATAGTCAGAAATCCTTCCATTTTTAATATTGTTTGGTCAGCCGACATTAACTATCTCCTCTTACTTGCACTAATACTTCTTTGGTATTAGGATCAGTAATTTTAATGCTGGACGAAAAATAAAAGCCACCTATTTCGTTAGGTTTACTGTTGTCTTCCGTAGGTTTCTTGTTGGTTTCTGATTTATTATCATTCATCTCTTTATTTATCATTTAAGTAATGTCAGTCTGTAGAAATTGTGCAGATACCGTATTGCTGATCTGCAATGGATCTCCTTGAATAGTATTAAATTCATAGGAGTTCCATGTCTGATTATAATATACACTAGATAGCTTGTTTGCTGACAATAAACTAAACACCTCTGTGTATTTTGGTATTACCGTTTGCATTGCTGTTCCATTTGCACCTCTTTGTAAGCCACCGACAGAGTTGTTATCAAAATCTACACTAGCAAAGTTAATTTGCTCTCCATTGATGTACATTGTGGCACCTTCTATCGATGTAATAGTCAACGAATCATTTACAGAGATATACGCTCCATCCGTGATCTTAAGGATCGGAGCTAAATTCTCGATTTCAACGCTGTACGTAGAAGAACTCAGGGTTACTCCAGTAGTAGTATTTAGAACAACAACGCTACTCAAAATAGTTTTCTCGGACGTTAAACCGATAGAGTAAATGCTATCAACCGGTGTTGGAGCTAATACATTTTGTATTATGCTGTTTGTTACTCTGGTCACATCTCCTACGAAGACATTTTGTGCTAGTACCTCAATCGACGCTGATAACCAAGTGCGTGTTTGTACATTCGCTCTGTAAATTGATGCTTCCTGTGATGCGTTTACCAAGTTTAAGTAGATTTCTTCATTTGGAGTTGAATATGGAATCATGTTTGTCATGATAACAACATCTCCAGGTGCAATATCAGTTAACAGACTCACTTCGTTGTCTGAACTAATTTTTAGTTTATTATTTGGCAAACGATAACCATTTACAGTGACCCAAAGCCTATCAACATTTGTTTGTTCCCACTGCGTCACATTCATTGTGCCAGTTTCATTTGTCAATGTTATTGTGGTCGTTGCTGATCTGGTCGCTCCAACAGAAAAGTCCACGCCGTTAACATCAATTGATTTTACATAATACGTTGTGCCCTGAATTAATCCACCTAAAACAGTCGCTCCTGCTTGCTGTCCTTGCTGAGTGAAGATCACCGGAGTATTCACTACCAAGTCCGCAGTTGAAGCAACTGTAATCAAATCATTAGTAACAGATGTTTCACTTGCTACAGTGGTAGTTAAGAAGAATGTCCCTTGTCTCCAAACATAGCCACCGCTTACGTATGTACTAATGCCAGTAACTGGGTAATTTACAGCATCGAGTCCAGGATTGTAAACTTGTGTGTAGATATCAAATCTAGTTGCATCTATTATTTTAACATAATAACTGTTGCCGTTCAGTCCCACAGATCCCAATGTACCATCAATTGTGCATAAGATGTCGTTTGCTAATGCATGTGGTATGCCTGTTGTAATTCGTGTTGTTGGAGATCCACCAACTTCTACTAGCATATTGCCCGAGCCGGGTGCTAATACAACTTGTGTGCCACCTGAGTCTTTAATAGTCGCAGTGGTTCCATCTAAGCTCACTGTATCAACAAAGTATATTGTACCTTGTTCCAAGTTACCAAAGTTAGTTCCTGTGAAGAAGATAGTCTGATCCACAACAAAGCCTACCGTACTAGTGAATGTTATGACGTTAGTAGTTACCGCTGTAGCAGTAGCATTTGTATTAGCTAATGGCGCGCTGACAGCAGTGTCTATATTGCTAATGTTAGCGACTGTGATAGCGTTTGAAGTACCGACCATTGATCCCGAATCAGTAGTCACAGTGACTTGGATTCCACCAATTGACAGCGATACAGTAAATGTAGTTGCATCAATAATTTCTAATATGTAATACGTGATGCCTGCGGTAATTCCGCCAATGGTTGGATTACTAAACACAATCGGCTCATCTACTGTTAATACGGAAGTGTCTGTACATGTTAAGGTGTCAAGTAATTCATCGTATGTAACAGTTATAGTAGCTGTACCTGTTCCTGTTCCAATACCTATACCAGTTGCGACAAAGACTGTCCCTGGATTACTATCTGCGGCACCAATGAGTGTAAAGTCAGTTGTACCTGTACTTACAATTATATAAGTAACACCTATATTAAAATCTCCAGCTACTGTAGTAGACGTTGCCGTACCTGTACCAGCGCCAATGCCAGTTGCCTCAAAGACTGTCCCTGGTGTGCTATTTGCGGCTCCAATTAATGTGAAGTCTGTTGTACCTGTACTTACAATTGTATAAGTTACGCCTGCAACAAAGTTTCCTGCAGTTGAGGATAGGTCACCTTGATTGTATGCTTGCAAAGTGGCTCTTGCCGTGCCTGTACCTGTACCTGCGCCAGTTGCCTCAAAGACTGTCCCTGGTGTGCTATTTGCGGCTCCAATTAATGTGAAGTCTGTTGTACCTGTACTTACAATTGTATACTCAGTGCCTATATTAAAATCTCCAGCGAGTGTGGCCACACCTTGATCAAATGTACCTTCTGTGTGCGTGGTAGCAGTAACAGTTATTGTTGTGAATGCACTGCCTGCGATGCCCGAGATGCCATACTGAGATGTTAGATACTGTCTCATAGTATCATTGTAGGTTAGTACCGAAATACTTGCTCCAATAGCTGGAGGGGAGTTAAACAATATTGTGTTTAGGCCCGAGCTGATCGTGTACTGGGATCTAGTTTGTCTTAAGCCAGCAACTTCAACAATTGCATTCGTAATGTTGTTATCTCCAACATAGTTAGTTAACGCAAATGATGCACTTGAACCATTACCTGTAAATTCTTGTATTTCAGGAACTGAGTATCCGTATTGTGTTGCCGTAGCTGACTCACCGAACAATGAATACACGATGTAGTCGGTCTCGTTTGTATACGAATTAGGAGGACCGAAGACAAGTTTTGCTTGTATACCATTTGGTTGTTGTGCTATAGCATAATCATTTGATACGTAAGCTGATACACCTGATGCGTCTATAAGTGTTGCTTCAGGGCCGCCTATAGTTTCAGAAATTGTAAATTCATCACCGTCAATGATAGCTTTAACATAATATTCTGTGTTCGGTGTAACATCTCCAAACATTGTCGCGGCAAAGTAGATTCTGCTACCTACAACCAAGCCAACAGTTGTACCTGTCGTGATTGCATTGTTACTTGCCTTAGTTCTACTGACTGAGTTAGTTCTACCAAGTACAAGTTTGTTACCGTTATGATAAACGATTGGATCAGTCCAGACAGTACCAGTACCAGTGTCAATATTAACTATCATTGAACCTGTTGCATCGACTAATATAAATGTTGGACCAGCCTGTCCACTAACGATTGATTCTGATATAGTAATAGAACTGGTCGCAGTTGAAATTGATTTAACATAATAAGTGGTATCACCAACAATATTTCCAAATACAACTCCTTGGAATGATATATCATCATTTATCGTGAAGTCAGTAACACTATCACACACTATTATATCACCGTCTGCTACGGTCTGTGTCGCTAGTGTTTCGATTGCATGTGAGCCTGTTCTTATAAGACCTGAACCTTGAAAGAAAGTTGAACTGTAATTACAGTTTACATAGATGTCATCAAATCCAGTTTCATCAACTGTTCTGATAGCGTCAGTGTCAGTTGATCCCTTGACCAGTTGATTACCATTGCCTACTTCATAAACATCAATACGCAAGGTTTGCATCGGCAAGAATGTCAGCGCAGTGTCTAGTGTTATTACTTTAGTCAACCAGTTAATAGTGTAATTGCTTTTTGCCAGGGTTGTTCCTAGTCCAGTAGTAGCATCGATTATTTGCAGACTAAGATTTATTGGATATTGAACCATTTGATCGAAACTATAATCAACTTGGAATTCAGTTGTTGGTCCCATTATATTAGATACTACATTGTATCCTACGTGAGAGTATTCTGTAACGTCCCAAACTGTTCCAGGACGTGAAGCAACTGTCATTGTGAGATTATCTTTGATTAATCCAGGAACTAATTCTTCTGGACCGTAGCCGTATGAGAAATCTGCGCCCTTGACATCATAGATAGGTTCTGCTACAGTAAAGACACTGGTTGATATCCAGGTTACACCAGCATCAGTTGATTGTATGATTGTGTTATCATCACCAACTACAATAAATGCGTCAGTATCTGAATTATAGTTAATTCCGTTTAAGTCACTAGTTGTACCTGATGTTTGAGTTGTCCAAATCAATCCATCAGCCGATGTTTGTATTCGGCCGTTGTCTCCAACTGTCATCCAAATGCTATCAGCATAGATAACATCTCTTAATGTTTGAGCAGTAGAATCATACAGAGACATTCTGCACTGTAAAGGTATCACATCATCTATCAATGTGATTTGAGTTGACAATCCTACATTTGAGTATATCTCAACTTGAGTACTGCTTATTACTTTTACATAATACACTACGCCAGCAGTCAAAGAACTGAATGAATCCGAAAATACTATTTGGTCACTGTTCAGAAAACCTGCTGTGCTTGTAGAGTTGATTTGATCTGTCACTGAGTTAACAGAGACAACGCTAACCTCATTGACGCCTGTCCAAGATCCACCGTTGTTGGTTTGATAGACTACGTTATTTTCACCAACGACTAAGGCAATCGTTCCATCACTATCAACAGCGTTGAATCCGTTTGGAGTTAATGATGGGCCATCCTGCCAGAATTCACCAGTTGCTTCGTAACTGTAAACAATAATATTTGTGTCTATAAGTTCAGTCAGGCCGGTTGAATAATCCTTTTTCTTTCCCTTACCTACTGCAATGAATCCAGCAAAGCCACTCGTGTCAACTGATTGTACTCCGTATAGAGTAACTGCTAATTCAGTGTCATATGTTTTGCGTGAAAGCCAAGCATAACTATCATCGCTTTGTACGATTTCATCACCAACTGCAACAAAATAATTATTTCTATATGCTACACTGTTTAATTGTACAGCGGGTATAGTTAATGCTGATGAGTTAGTTGTCCATATTATGCCGTCACTGCTTCTATATATTGGTGTCGCTGTGTTTGTAGAAGACATGACATAAATGCCGGCGCCCAGTACAATATCAGTTATACCAACAACAGAACTGGCGATTTGTTTAATTGTCCAATTAGTACCTGCACCTGATGTTAGCAGTCCTGAGTAAGTGCTTAAATTAGACGATGCGAGATAATTCGTGCCGTCCCAAAGTACAGATGTAATTGAAACACCTGTTGGATAGAAGTCTTGGCCTTTTAATTCTGTATCTATGCTGTATTGATCTTCAGGTGCAAATGCATTACCTAAGTAAACCGCATTTGGATACGTCACGCCACTAAACAATTGAGTAAGGTCAAGGCCAGGCATGTTAACAGTCGGTCGATAATATCCTTCTACTCTATCCAGTGCATTTAGGACACGATCATCTGATCGCAGTTCTTCCCATTTACCAATAACGAATTCGGTGTCATTGTTTGAGATAGTGCATCTGTAAACTCTGTTTAGGTATTTTACAATTGACTGATTGAAGTAGAAAGGTTCTGGTAAGAACGCATAGCTACCTGCTTTGGCAATAGTTAACCCAGTCACTGGTGTCACTGATGAGACTGCGACATTAATAACACTTCCACCTGGGTCTAATGATATTTGAATAGTATCATCAGCCGTATCTATTGTTTTAATATAATATGAAGTCGATGTAGTCGAGGCAAAGTATGGGTTACCACCACCGTCCACTGGGATAGTTCCCATGAATACTATTTCATCATTGACTGTAAATCCAGAAATGTCTGTCAGTTCTATCTTGTTTGATGGTTCAAATGTTTCTACTACATCTGTGGATGTAAATCCTACAAAGTCAAATCCAATACCACTAACTGGAACAGTCATTCTTGCATCTGAGTAAACTTCAAGTTGGTTCGCAGTAGTGATCTTTAAGAAATACTTAGTAACTTTGTCTGCTGGGTCTCCGGCAACAATTAGACTTGTAATTGCACCAGTTGAACTAACAGTGTTGACTTCTAAAGTAGCATCATTCGCAGGAGTTGTTCCGCCTATTTCTGCACCTGATATTGTGATCTTGTTAGTAATTGCATAGCCTACGCCAGCATTGCTTAGTATTGCTCTGTACCCACCTAACTTGAAAGCCATATCAACTATAGCACTTGTAGTTGGTGTTTGTGTTAAACTAAACTCCGTATTTGTGTCTGCGCTAATCGGTATGATTGCATCAGAGATGTCGTTTAATCGTACCCAAGGACTACCAGTACCTGTCATCACACCATTGTCTGTTAGTAAGTCATAAGCACTGCCACCTGGTGTTGTTGCAATAGTAAAGTGTGTTGCGTCTACTATTGCTTTGATGTAATACTGATCGCCAATGATAATGTTTCCTAAGCCAATGCCAGAGAATATGATCGGCATATTAACCCACAACGATGAAGTATCTAAACAAGTGATTTCATTTGTTGATGACGAGGTAGTTGAGCATGAGACTGAGATGTAGGTAGTTTTATCATCTGGGTCTGAAAAATCTCTAACATAGTAAGTTGTACCAGTTGCTAGTCCTGAACCAACTGGAACAGTATTGAATTCTAATGGCATACCAACGTAAAAATTAATTGTTCCGTTATCTAAATTGCTTAACGCAATTCTATCGTTTGTACCTTCCCCAACATCACCCTCGAGAGTAGCATAACACGCTCTATCGATTGTGTTTGATAATACACCAGTCGTAATATCAGAATAGAACGAAGAGGTATTATAAAGTGTAAACTGCTGACCAGTAACTTGTCCAGGTGCTATTGGCAATGACACATTCATTGTCATTGCGCCGGTTGCTGTTGTTAGGTCCAACGTATCTTTTTGATTTCCTAGTAAAGCAGTAGTAGAAGTTGCTACGCCAGTGCCTGCGCCCACTCCGGTTGCAATGAACACTGTACCTACAGTATTATTGATTGCGCCTATGTCTGTGAAGATCGTTGTTCCTACAGTGACAATTTGGTATGTGTTACCAATCGTGAATGATCCCGCGTCAATAAGAAATGCATCAGATAATGCTAATACGCCAGCATTTATCTGTGTTGCTATTTTTAATTCAGTATCTGACACAACTTCATTGACGTAGTATAAAGTACCCGATACAATTCCGCCATACGATAATGCCACTAAATTCGTAGATAAATTACGCATGTTGTTAAAGATAACTGCATCGTTAACTGCGAAGCCTGTTGTACTAGACACCGTGACTACATTCGTGGATGTAGTTGTTCCTAAAACAGTAGTACTAACTGATGTCGCTGATGCACCGAGAGTGATAGTTTCATTATCAACCACTGTAGTTACATAGTAAACATCATCTTCTAAAATGCCACCGAAAGTCGTTCCGGTAAAGAATAATGGAATGCCTGGATAGAAGCCATCAGTACCACCTGTACCTATAATACTTTGTGGGATTGTGATTTTATTTGATGTCGATGCTGTAGCTGTGACTATTAACATACCTGGATAGTTTAATGTCAAAACGGCCGTGTCTGTTACTTCACCTGCAAATGCATCTATACCAGATAACGGTGCCGTTGCATCGGTTACTACAAATGTTGTTCCACCATTAGTGGCGCTGATTGTAAACTCAGTTATGCTATCAACAGACTTGACATAGTAGACTGTACCTGCTATAATATTACCTATAGTAGCACCAGAGAACTTAATCGGCATACCGACAGTGAAGCCAATTGTTGAACCAGATGAGTTTACTGCACCTGTACCCTCATCATATGGATTCAATGTAATCTTGTTTCCGGTTGCGGTGGTGTTTGTAACTCTACGGGCAAAGGTAGTGTACAATATGTCTTGGTTATTACTAATATCTGCTATTTCAAATATTGCGCCTTCAGCCGAGGCCGCAATCGAAGTAATTGGAGGTTGCGATGCTTGCAATGATATAGAAGAAGACGATACATTCTCGCTATTAAAGTAGCCTCCTGCGAAGAATGATCCGTAATATACATTTGTTTCCCAATCGGTGATTTGACTTTTGTAAGTAGTTCTATCGAATCGCATCGCGAGTTGATTTTGTCTCACCGGTGATGAACTGGTAATTGCTGATGCTTTCGCGCCTATATTCAATGCGAAGTCCCCATCGACTGTACCAGCGACAAGTTTAACTCTGCTTGTTTCTGTTACTGCATCATTGTAATTTGTGTACAATGCAACAATCGTAGTCGGGTTTGTTTCAAGTACATTGATATAATACCATTGGTCGTTTACTAGCTTGCCAACTGCCGCGCCAGCGATTGCATCTTTGTATTGTATTAAATCACCTGTCATTATATTAGGAGCAAACAGTTTAATCGTATGTAATGTAGAGTTGATATCTGCGTTTGCAAAAAACAACTGGTCTGCGGGAGCAATTCTGATTTCTGGTAAAACAGCGTACCCTTCGCCAGGGTTTATAACGTTCACGCTGATCACTGAACCAACGCTCATCACTGCTTCGAGTTGTGCTAATACCCTAGGTTCTGGGTAGTTTGTTGTATCTATGTATGCTGTAATTTCTGGAGGTTCGATATAATTCTTGCCACCATCTAAAACTATTACTGCAGGAAGATCCATGAAAACTTTTGCGCCTGGTATGTGTGCAACTGCTGTAGTTCCGTTAATGCCGCGTTGTAGTCCACTCAGTAAATTTAATGCACGATCAACAGACGAGTAACCGATAATTTCTGTACCAATTTGAATTATTCCGTTAATCGGGAAGCCCTGTGCGTTGTCAACAAACAAGAATGTTGAACCAAGTGTCATGTATTCTCCCAATACAGTTAGTTGGTAATCTGGAATACCCGTGATTGACACGCCGTAATTATTATACCAGCTAGTATATTGAGGACTAGACCAAATCGGATCAATTGGTAAAAACTGTGCGTTCGAATTTGCATTTTGATAAACTAATTGAGGAGAAACATACGACAATGAACTAGTCTGATATTCGGCAGGTAGATCAAAATCAGTAACATTGCCTTGCCAGGTATCTAACCCTGTGTACTTAAACAAGAAGTCTTTAATAACTACGTGATAAGGTTTTGCTTCGTTAATATAACCTGCTAAGAAGTCTTGGTTATCACCTTGATAGTTTTGAATTGGTTCTAAGTCTCTGATCACATGTGATACATCAACCAGAGATGTTTTGGTCAACCAAGGTAAGTAATTCTGTGATTCATCTGTTTCACTTTGAATGTATTCAAACAAAATAATCAACGACTTGTTTCTAAATGATACAAGTTCATCAATATAAATTTGTTCGTTCAACGCACGAATAATCCAACGTGTTTCTTCACTCGGATAATCATCATATGTGTCTGTATCAAAGAAATTCTCTCCGAAGCCTGTTTTGCCTGCGGCGTAATCCCATAAATATATTTTGAATTTAATCGTGCCATTTTCTAACCCGATGCGAGTCCACACACCATTACCATCAAACCGATATACTTCCCACTTGCCATTTCCGTTTGTTTCAACAGTCACAATAGTACCTGCATCAACCACAAGTGCGGCCAAGTCTGCATAGATTGCTACTGATGCTGTTGACTTAGTGTTATTATTGTACTGTCCAACTGGGTTGGTAGTAGGCAGCCACCAGTTAACATATTCCCAGTAAGTTGTCGTGTCATAATATGTACCTGTCTTGGACAGGTATGTCGCGTCTTGTCGTGTTTCAGCTATTGGAAATTGTGCAAGTACTGTGTTTGCATAATTTAAGTAATTTTCTAAGCCTAGGAATCTACTAAAGAAGAAACTCTGTCTTGGTCGAGACAATACACCTGACTGAACTGCTTTCGGTAAATATGGATTCGGTACTACTTCTCCAATTTCATCCACCCCTGACAGCGAATCTAATAAACGATCATATAGTCCACGTGGGCTGTTTGAAGGTGTTTGTACGCCAAACTTTGGTAGACCTGGTAAGAAGTCATCAGAGAAGTTTGCTCTAATTAAATTAAATTCTTGATGAGAAGGATCATCGTTGTTTCCTGTTGCAAAGCCTATATGGAAAACACTGTCAGTATTATTAACATATTCGCCTGTGTTATATAGAGCAAATGTGTTCTGCAATAGTGGAACAAAGTATGCGATACCAGACAGTCTTGGATTTCTAATATAGTTTTCTAATGTAGTATCACTGAGCGTTTTGCCTTCGGCCGACATTACTGTGTCAGTATTGAGGACCCAGAAATAGTAAGTAGGGATAACGGTGTTTGATGCATTCAATGATGCTTCAACACTATATTGTGTTAGACTCCTAGGTGTTCCAGGACCTGTGTATCTGTCAGGAGAAACATTACTTCTAACCCACGTGCAAACAGAAACTCGCGAACCAGGGAAGACTCTTCCCCAATGTCTAGCATTGTACTCTACATCATTTTGGTGATAGTTTAACCATCTCACATTAGTTGTATCAAACCAAAGATTTCCTACTTGTCGAATCCCCCAAATAAGTCCTGCATTAACGCCACCAAGTTCTGCATTGTAGTATGCTGGATCGACGTTGTTAACAAAGTCTAAGTTTTCTCTGACTGCTCCTAGCAATTTACCTTGCATAGGATCGATGTAATCTAAATTGATTAACGTGTCATTTGTTTCTGCACTATAAATTTGTGCGTTTTGTATTTTATTAATATCAACCACCGCTGATGATTGTCTATGCAATGCCCAATCCTTAAGGCCGCTTGCATTTTCATATACTGTGATTTGACCTTCTAAATCTCCGTAACTTAAGTTTGGTGTACCGATAACAACTTTGTTGTCAGAAAAATCTAATGATGTGCCGTATAATGGTTGGAAGCCATAGTTTTGATCTGTGTTGTTTATGTTTTGTGCATAGACAAATTTACCAGAATTAGCGACTGAGCCATTGTAGTTAGCAAGATAATCATACATGTATACTGCACCAGCGTTGTCCCACGTATCGACAAAGCGTGTTGCGTTGTTATCAAATAATGTATCATTGTCTAAATTCGAGTCATCTATAAAGTCGAATGTCGTTCCTAAATAGCGAGTTGATGCTGGAGCTGAAATAACAACTGAGTCACTTTCATTAAACTCAATTGTATTACCAAATAATGTTCTGCTCTCATTGTGAGGGGCAGTAATAACTTGAGTGTTTGTGTAAACAGGGATGCCTAATTCACCGAATGTATCCGTGTTTGGCGCCTGTAACAGAAGTTTTTCGTTAATCAATGCTAAATTAGTATTAGTAACCGAGATGACAAGTTTGTTATCTACCGTTGCAGATGCGACTACGTTTGTTATAGAGTACTCGTTAATAAGGCTTGCAATTTCTGTTGCAGTTGAACCACTCACTAGTTGGACAAGATAACCGTTGATTAATAATTTTCTGTCAGCGGTTAGAGTGCAATCACCAGTGCCGATTACTGTGCCATACTTGCCACCGCCATTTGTATATCTGTAGACTGATCCATCAGTCTGTACTTCACCTGCAATTCGAATTTCTCCAGGTGCTCCTACTAATATTTCGCTTCCGAACGATGTCATGGCATTATCATAGCCAAACTGTGTGCCTACTCTTTCGTCGAGTGAAGAGTTCATTGTTTGAACCCAAGTGAACACATTGCTACCAACAGTAACAATATCACCTGCTATAAGTGATCCGAAGTATCTAAAGATTGTTCCGATAGATGCATAATTGTTGTCATCGACAAATGTGCCATTGACTGAAACGTGTAACGAATCTGCTTGATCATATAGTATAAAATCAGCGGTAGCGTCATCGACAAGTGTGATCACATCAATAGTTGATCTGGTTGTTTTAAGTGAGAACGATTGTGCTGAAATATATTGCATGTAGTATACTTGATTAGGGGATATACCCGAATCACCATAAGTTCCACCTACATTGAACACGACAGGTCTATTTGTAAAGTCTGCCGTTATCGCAGTGCCTACAAAGGTGATTACGTTGCTGGTTACATCGTTTGCTGTTCTAGCGACATGCAATGTGGTCCACGCCTGATTAAAATTATACGGTTGTGCTGGCTGAGCATTGTATTGTGTTTCAATGTTTTGAACCAAACGTGAATAGATATAGTTGCTACCCCAATTTGATTTTGCAGTCGGTGATGCTTTGTTAGGAGCACTAACAGAAATTGTATCTCCGTTGTTGTCAGTTGATATGGCATAACCAAAGTTGTCGCCTGTAATAGCACTGACAGGTGCAGTTGAGCCTTCTATCGTAGTGGGTAAAGCCTGATATGTTATTTGATTTGCTGTTCCTGTACCGGAACCAACGCCAGTTGCAACAAAAACAATACCGACTTTGTTGTCTAATGCACCGATTGCTTTCCAATCTGTTGTGCCCACGCTTGTAATTTCATATGTTTCAGTTGTTTCAAAGAATCCAGCAAGTAATGGTATGTGTTGTCTACGATATGCACGAATTCTACCACTGGTCGTTGTGTCACCAATATAGAGCCATTCTTTATCATCACTTAGGGCAATGCTATCAGCATAGTTACCAGCGAATGTAATTGTTTGTAGCAATGTAATGTCATCGCTTAAAACTGTATCATTTAATGTGTAGATTCTAACTTTTGATTGCGCTAAGCCTGATGTACCGTTGTCTGGTTCAGTAATAACAAACAGATTACCTGAATATTCAATTTTACTACCGAATGACAGACTACCTGTTAGTGTGCTACCTACATCTAAATCAAATTCTTTAGTAGCAGTGTTGTATCCATAACGATAGACCTTGCCTGCTGTCGAATCACCTATTAAATAACCCATTCTAGCTGTATATGCTACTGCACTACCAAATGTTTGTCCATCAGCACGATTTAAATTCTTTGTTAAATCATAATTAATAGACTTTCGATAAACGCCCCACTGACCATCTGTTGCTTCGTCTACCCAAACAGTGTTTTGCGTAAACTCTGCTTCGTTTAAATCCATTGTGTTGATATCAGCAGGTTTAGCTACTCTTTGATCAACAAATGTCAAGCCGATTCCGTTGCCAGCTAAGTTCTGTGGTTGCTCTGCTAGTGTTAGATTGATTGTTACTTCAGTTAGAGTATTAACACGTGTTATGATATGATATCCATTGACCGTAGATGATACGTTAATGAATGACACTGGATCTAATTTTGACAAACCGTGAGGATTAGCAAATGTAATTGTAGTTGTATTATCTGTGTTGGGTGTCACTGCTGTTACTCTGCCCACTGGCTTCCATGCATAAACTCTCCAGTTTTCTTTGAAGTTTGCTAACCAAACAAAATCTCTTACATAAAAATCATTGATTGGTACTGGAATAGCTTCTGCATTTCTTGCAGTTGGTAAATTTGCATAGTAGTATGATGCCATTTTAACATCATTGTAGTTGACAAACCCGGCTGTAGGATATAAACTAAGAGGAGATTCTACTCCAAGCGTCGATAAGATTTGCGGCGATGTAATAGGTCTTGAATAATTAAACAAGTTTCCAAGAGGCACTTCTTGTTGAGAGCCAATAGTCGGTGTACCAGTTGTCAGTGATACGATAGAAGGATTACCTGTTAGTTTTGTTTCATTCAATTTGAAATCAGCAAAGTTATTATTTAATGTGCCACCGAATTCACCTGACAGGATTCCCCAGTTTTCGAAAACATCATAATCAATTCCGCCTGTTGCTAATTTAGCACCCTTAAAGGCAGAGATTGAATTTGGCGTACCCTTTGTTTTAATTAAGTTTTTATAGACATTGACTTGTGTAATGTCAGTAAGATTAATTGTAGCCAGATAATCTCTTGGTCTAAATCCAATTAGAGAGAAAGACAATTGGTCTGCATCTGATTCTAAATTTGCTTTAGTACTGTCATAGTACAACGTACTTTCGTAAGAACGAGTTGATGAGTTAGGTAATAAGCCTTTTTGTATCTGATCGTAATCTGTTTCAACCCAATCAAGTTCTGCAAATACTGCCGATGGTTCTATTGTTTTGATCGCTGTCCAATATTTGGCTTTGTAAGTTACGATTGTGCCCTTAGCATATTTCATAGCTGGTACCCATTCAACAACATTGTCTTGGTTGAGAATGAAGCCTGATGCGAACACTGTACCGTTCCATTCAGCGGTCTTGCTTCCTCGAAGGTAAATGCGAGACTGTCGCAGACCAGTAATTAAGTTGTAAAGTACATCATTGAATACAGTTGTGTTGTCGAATACGATGCCGTGTTCCATGTTGCTTAGATTAAACTGTCCGTATGACATTGTATCACCAGAGTTCAAAGTTTTAACTTCGAATTTAGTATCTAATCTTTCAATCGCCAAGTCTTTGATTGCAATGGGATATGCATTTTGATTCAATAAGAAGTTGCTTTGTTCAATAGTTAATGGCTGAACAATCTCACTATCTTTTTCAATTTTTAAAGATTGTGCTGATGGGTTCACTGTGATCAACGATCCATTTTCCCAATTAAATTGCGTCCAGTAGAGATATTCTTTGATCATTATATCCCAGTTGATTTCTACTCCATTATCGATAGAGTCAAATACCATACCTTTGCGAGTTAACCAATTACCGTAACTTGCAAGAAATTGTGCGAGTTCTTGTATAGTATAGAACTGTGTTCCATATGGAATAAGTTTTTCTTTTGTTTCGGTTTGTGTATATGCATTTGCCACTTTTACCGAAGCATTATCAACTGCAATCGTTCTATTATTGCTGATTGTTATAGGTTGATCTATTGTAAAGTATGCTTGACTTTGCGAGTTACCGAATACTTTCCATCCATTGGATACTAATTGAATCACAACACTTGAATATTTCAAGTCCCCACTAGGTTGGTTGTCATGCAATAGAACATTGTAACTTTCGTCGGGTAAAAGTAATGATGCATTGTCAGAATTTGGTGTTGCTTTCTCGACAAAGAATTTTAATAATGTTTTGTCACTGAAGCCTGCTAGTCTATAAATTAGACGAACATCTACGTTTCTTAACTGACTAGTGATCTCGGTGGTTGCATCAGTACCTTGTTGTTTTTCAAAATCCACAATCCAGTTGATGTAACTCGTTTTTGCTGTACCGTCGCCATAGATTGATATCGCACTAATATCTAAATGACTTCTATCATTTGCTAGATATTGATTGAATTCTGTGCTATACTTGTAATTATCTAGGTCTGCGCCCAAGTTAAAGAAGTCTGCTGGTTTGGTTAATGCAAATATTCGCATCAAATCAAAAGGATAAGATGCACTTCTTCTGTATGAAAATTCTGCTGGTGCGTCATCGCCGACTTTCCAATTTTTCTGGAATGTGTTAGTATCGTAATTTCCCAACAGCGCATCAAACGGTGACAGCAATGTTCCATGCTCATCAACTGGTAAGATTTTAGATAAACCGGTGCGTTTCAATTCAGGTACGGTTACTGATAGTGCAGTACTACCGTTATAGATGAGACCAGCTTCGATGTCTGTCCACATAATACCGTTTTGATTGGTGTAAGGTGCGGGACCATACTGTGCAGTCCACCATGATGGTATTTCGGAGAAGCCTAACATCTCCCAAGGGGCCGTATTTGGCTGTGATGTGCCGTAGAAGTATTCATAGACACCTCTCCAATAACCTTGAGTAATTGGGGTTTCTGTTAGTCTGTTCCCTTGTTCTGAATAGTTAAAACTAAACTGGTTTGTTTTTGTATAGCCTGTTTGAGTTTTGTAATCAATTCTATTTTGACCAGCCCAGTTTAAAAACTGCGAACTGTAAATTTTTAAATAGTCTTCGGTAGAGTATGTTGATGCTCTGAAAAAGCCCGGTAACACTTCGTATGCTTGTATAGGAACGACAGTGCTTAATTTAATGTTGTTGTATATTCTAGTTTCAAATTCCAACAGTGCTTGATCTCTGAAGTCAGTCAGACCTACTGCAGGTGTGTAGTCTAAAGAATACAATGAGGTATAAGAACCATCATGTCCTCTTAACATGTAAGTAGGTGTTTGATAGTTAGAATCTAATACAACTTCAGGTTTCCATTTAGGATACATGCCTAACTTACTAGGCGTATTGGGTACAAACGATCCATATGTTTGTGTGTACTCATTGATCGTGATCTTGTCACCAGCAATTAAGTCTTCTGTAACTGTCAATGAAGGTGCAGATGTTGAAACTGTATAGTCTACATTTCGCACTAATTGAGTTGTCTTGGTTACGCCCGATACTGTTCTTATAAGATAAACTAAAACTCCGTTATAGTTTGCTTTAGTGAAGTCATATGTTTGCGACAATGGATAGATAGACTCTTGCAATGCATTGGCGAATGTATAGATGTTTGACTTATGTGGTGCTTGCGACGGAAGCATATCACTCCAGAAAAACGAACCAGTTTCAGATTTTGCTGAAGTAAGTTTTTCTAATGCCGTGTCTAATATATAACCTGGATCAAATCGTTGGTCCCAATCGATGTCATTGACTGTTTTAACCAATTGTTGTTTGTACTGAACATACTGATGTGCATTAAATTGTAATGCATCGAACAAATTATGATTTGATCTGCGCAGGAACACACTTGGCAATACCACCGCCGCAGAGTTTTGAATAATTTTAGTGCCATATGGAGCTAGATTACCTAAATCTCTGTAATTGTTTGAGCCAAAGACTGCTCCTGCTGTGCCTGGAGCATTAACGAATATGTCTTGATATTGTGATCTAATGTCACCAAGGTCTGCTATCTCTAAATCAGCATTGAATGGGTTGTTGCTTAAATTTATAGGTATGCTATAATAAGCAGTTTCCGATGTTTGGTTGCTCAACAACAAGATTTGTATAGGGGTATCTGTTGTCGGAGCTGTGTTTAATGTCACTGTAGTTTCAGTTGCAGTTGATGTTATTGTGTATGCACTAGGTAACTGGTATACGTTATTAATATATACTTGGGCAGATGGCCACTTCTCAGTAATAGTAACATCATCTGCTAATACTTGAACGTCACACGTGAAAGAGGCTGTGGACCCTGTATTATATTCTAGTTCAAATATTTGATACTGAACTGAGGGGGCAATGGCAGTTTGCCAGCCCAATTCACGTGTTTTCGTTGTACGATCAGAGTAATTATATACATAACCCGTATTGACTTTTGCCGTGACAGGTGTCGTTCCAGTCACATAAGAAAAGATGTCAACATTCAATGATATATCAAAGCTAATATCGCCTGCGTTACTAATATCAGAATAACGAACTGGGAATCCTAATATTGGGTCATTAGTGCCAACACCAACACCATATGCAAACAATTTGTTACCCAAAAACGAAGTTCCTTGATAAATTGTTGCATCGCCAAACGAGATTCCATCCTTATCATAGATGTCGAAAAGAGGAGCCTGGTTAACAGTTGATTTTTGCTGTGCTTCTTGCCATGATAGACCGTCAAACCAGAATGTAGAACCTTGATAGTTGAATCCTCTGAGGGCTACAGTTTGATTGTCTGCATTAATAGGAGAGTCTTCTGATTCTGTTAATGTAATAACAGCTGGTGATCCAAACGAGATCACTGAAAAGCCCACGACCCATATTTTGTTTTTAACTTGTAAATTGGTGTCTGATGCGAAGACGATTCTCGCTCCACTGAACAACGCATAGTTGTTAACTGTTGTGCCGCTACCAACAATAGATGCTACAGTAGTGCTTGCGAAAGTAGATGGTGAAGACCAACCGACAGTCAGAATTGTATTATCTCCACTGACTACACTTGTCGTAATCGTAGTATTAATCGGCAACAAGTTTGTTGAATCAGTAATGTATTGCCCAACTTGTAACGGCGAAGTAATGTCCGTGGTTGCAATGGTAATAGTAGTGGAGGTTGCGCCGGAGCTTGCCGCAATGGTCGCAGTGTATAATGTATATGATTCTATGTCAGGATAATATTGTGCTTGATTGGCTACTTTATCAAAGGCGTTGGTGGTTCTTGTGTCTACGAAGTCAACTGGTGCTTTTGCTTCCGACCCTGAATCGAATAGTTTTAAATTTGGATAGAATTCAACAATCGGTCTTTTTGCTTTTGCGGCACCCGTAGCATATGTTGTAATAATTGTAGGGTCGTTATTATACGTAGCAGTAGCATTTATAACATCAACATGGAACCATCTGTTAGAGCGTGACCATGCATTTCTATTAATTGCATCTCTGGCTATCGTGATATAATCTGGAGTTACTGGAATAAACAACTCTGTGTCAAAGTTGCCGATTGAATAATTCAAACTATCATAAGGTATGTAGTTTGTTCCAGTAAAGTCTTCTGGTACTGTTAGGTCTGTGGTAGATACAAGTTCAATTGCTTCACCTACGCCGGCTACATAATATTCACCAGTGAGGTAACTTGTTGGGCTAACATCACCATCAAATTGTATTTTTAATCCATTGGTAAATACTACACCATTGGTTGATGTAAATGTTTTTTGTCCTATTATATCAGTAGTAACATCTAATGTGTTCGTCAGGTTACTATCAATTAATTTTATCATACCAACTTTGTTTGCAAACGTGCCGTCTTGATAGTACAAAGTGTCTAGTAAAGCCGACAGATAAGGAACACGCAACAAAATACCAACAAGACTTCTGTAAAAATCTAAACCGATGTATGCAGTTCCGAAGCTTACCGTAATCTTTTCGTCAGATGGGATTACTCCAGCTGGGATTAAACGAATTGTTGGATCAGATGAATCACCAACATACGTAATTGTATAGTAGTTTTCACTAACGTTAGTATAGAAGCCTTCATCAAACAAGCCTTCATTAACGTTTCCAATCATCGTTCCTGTGTTAGCAGTAAGAGTTTGTGCGGGTCCATTAAGTGTTAACGAGACTGTAAATTCTGTTGCACTAACGATAGATTTTACATAGTAAATTGTGTCGAGGGATAGTCCACCTAGCAACGGTGCGCCCGCTGATGATGAAAACGTAATTGTTTGATTGGGAACCAGATCAGTAGTAACACCTGATGTAATTAGTTTATTTGTTCCACCAGCGACTGTTTCTGTGATTTCCAATGTAACTGCAGGAACCAAATCAGGAGATGTTAAATTAACATCATAGTTTGCTCCGCTCTCATCAAAGAATGATGATACGAAACCTACTTCATTTTCCTCTCCTGTATCATAGAACATCACAGATAGATTTTCAAGTGACGTTACGCCATCTATGCTTCCTAGTTCGCTAAGAGTCTTGCCGTTAACGTCAGCAAATAATGCAGTGCTTACTACGCCAACTAAGTTGTTGCCTGGAAACAAAAATTGATCTTGTGCATTTCTGGCGGGAACTGTAAATGAAACATAACCATCTGTAGCACCGTTGTTGTTAACACCTAGAACTTGTCTAGTATCCTGTGCACCTGATAACCCTGTAGTTCCAGGTACGCCCTGAATCCAAAATTGAGTTTCTTGATCAACTGCGAAACGATATGTACCGCCACGAAGTAAGGTAACAGTTGGATTAAGTGTCCCTGAAGATGCGCCTAACAATTTTACATTGTAAGCACTTGCCGTATCAGTGACTTTATAGTCTGTTTCTGAGAAGACAATAGCAGACGCAACTGTGACCACTGGTGGTCCTGCAGGTATCCAGTAGTACTGGTTAAAATTAATTAGTTTATCTAATGCCGTGAAAGAATCCCAAGAATAGAATTGGCTTTCGAACAATCGACTATTGTTAAGCGTGACTCCGCCCTTAAGTTTAATCGCATCAATCAACTCTGGGTAACTTAGAAAGTCTTTTGCAGATGCTTGATTGTTGTTTAAGAATGCGACACCGGGAGACAACTGGTAATCGGTTCTCGTTTTGTTTGGCTCAGTTACATAGTAATCTTTTGCGTTGACACCATAACCAAACTCGCTTCCCACATAACCTTGCAATCTTTCTGTCTTTGGAGGATTAACTAGTTGGTCAAGTGTTGCTCCCAAGAACTGTGTATTCGTGGAAGTTTTGAATATCTCTGGTAAAAAATCTACTGTTCTTATTCTTGACATGTTATATAATTAAAACCTTTAAGACTGCAATGTTGCAGGAGTTAATGCTGACACAATTACAATATTACTTGCACTGGCCGCGTTTACGAATATTTCATACGGTCTGGATTTAATTTCATATAAATCACCAAACAATTTTTCTGGGTCATTTGAAACAAGTACGACAGAACTTACCAGTCCTCCTATCATTTCGTGTACATACGCACTCAACTCAGAGAAAAAGAAAGTATCGCCGAAGGTCCAATTATTAATACTAAAGTACGTGTCCATTGTAGCTAACACCGAACTTCTAATTTCACTATCAGATGCATTTGTTGTCCTTGATTTGATCACTTTGATCGTCGCTTGCAATGCTGGGTCTGCATTAATACCAAATAATGGCTTGAATGTTACACTATTTAATATAACTGAATCCGACAACATTTTGTAATCTTGAATCAATGGATATGCTATCTGCAATTCATTCAAGGTTGGCATTTCTGGCTTTACTACAGTATCGGTTGTGTCTCTGATCCAATTTTGATATGCTGTGTAATATGCTTGCGTTACCAGATATAAATCAATAATGTTCGTTGTTGCTGGGTCAATGCGCGTAGTATTGTTGGCATTGTGTCTATATTGATAGTCTAGTCCCTGCCGCCCTGATTTGGTAGAGTAAGTAGTCTGTGCAGTTACAAGATAGAAGGGCGTTGTTACCGTTGCATCTTGTACAGTCCTGAAGAATAATCCATCTGTGTATGCATAGAACAATTGCCCTACTGGGAATTCATATTTTACAATTTCAATTTGATTTTTAGTTCCGTATGCATATACAACATCTGTATTAGGAACAATTAACTGACGAGTTAAGTTAACTGGATCAGTTACTGTATTAAAGAATACATAGACTCCAGTGTTTGCTCCGTTGTTGACATATCCAGTGATGTCACTAAAGAAATCTGGATTAAGAATCAGTTGTCCGTTATTAACATCAGTGGCCGCAACTTCGACTTGGAAATCGTTGACGTATCCATCTGATTCCACTGTCTGACCTAGAATATTAACTTTAGTGTCTGCACCTAATGCGGTGCTTGCGCCAAACTTTGGGTTAATACCTAATATGTTAATGAAATCTTGTATGATTTTACCTGTGAACGGATCATACACTAATTCGTTCTGACTAAAGGTGAAACGAGTGTCTGCTACACTACCAAAGTAATATGTAAGCGATCTATAAGTTACCGTGTACCGATTATTACCTAAGCTTGTAAACTTAACAAAGTAGTTAGTTGCGCCCGCCGCGCCTATCGACCAACGTTCTTGATTGATTAACAATGAATTATCAAAAACTAGTGTAAAATTTTGTTGCAATTCAATTTTGAGAATCGCTTCTTGTATAACAGTTGCTGATAATGAATTATCAAACACCGGAATAACGTCTGATACTGTTACATTGTCAGGGATAAAGCCATTAACTGTCACTGGTCCAGTGCCATTTGCAAACGTGCCATTACCGTTGTTATTACCATCACCAACCACATTTAATATTGTTGACCAGATGTAATTCTTTTGACCATTTAATGGGATGCCTGCAACTAGTCTATTGTTACTGTCAAAATAGTAGCCAGCCGAAGCATTAAGTTTTATAATGGCGCCACTTGTCATGTACTTTGCGTTAGTCGTAGTAAATGTACCAAGAGGGGTAGGATTTTCAATAGTTCCTGTTAACGTGTAGAAATAACCCGATTCACTTGAAGCATCTACTGAACTAGTTTTCCAAAACATTGTTGTTCCGCCACTAGTGCCTGGATATGCATAGCGTGTATAATTTTGTATGTAATATTGATTTGATCTGTTTAATGCTAATACAGATGCAAGATCCTCAGTGAAGAAACGTATAATATCAGATGTATTGTCTACTTGCAATGTTAAAAAGCCGTCTGTGTCAGTCTGGTATAAAGCCCCATCGTCTCCGAAAGAGTTTGTGCTTGAGTACTTGCCAGTGGGGTCAAGTAAATCCAAGTTTTTAGAAACACCGATAGAACTTCTATTGACTGCTTTTGATTTAATGATGGAGTTATAAAGAGTATACGGGAAGTTAGTGTAGTCTTCTCCGTTAACCATACGATTTTGCGTATAGTACCTAGTAGGTGCTCGTTGTTTGATTGCAGTTAATGATTCTCTAGGTTGTGCATTGGTCACTGGCAGTGGTAACGTAAAGTTCATTGATAATGTTTCGTTTCTGCCTGTTCTACCTACGTAGGTTATCGTTACTGCAATACCATTCATTTCAGAAGGATCAATTGTATATGCTAGTGCGTTACTTGAGCGGACATACGCTCTGAAGTTGCCTACGGGCATCTCCGAGAACACTCCGTCACCAAAGACATATGTTACTTCATCATTCGCACGTGATCCAACTGAAAAGATTTTCTTATCACTTGACTCTGTTTGTAAATATGCATCAGAATATACATTTTCTACTTGTTTCCAAGTACCAAAAGTATTGTCTGCGTTAATTTGATACAACCACGTGTCAGTTTGATTGACACCGTTAATATCAATGTTTATTGATTGGTTTGAAATTTGTTGCTGAAAAGTAAAGGCAGAGTTCTTCAAACTACCTTGCTTAAAGTAGAACATGAAGCCAGTATTCGGTGATCCGAAGCCTAACTTATCATTTCTATACAACATGTTAATTTTACCAGTAGGAGCAGGCGGGATTTCATACACATATGTTTTGTCTAGTGTAGTTCCGCTTACTAATTCAAAGTTCATTGCTTGGCCGTCAACCTGAGAGGTAAACGGGACAATAGGCAGTGTGTTGTTAGGAATGCGGATGCCATATTCGCTTGTGGTAACACCAAGAATCTCAGCCGTGTTGCCTGGTTTTCCGATGCGCTGGGTATCTACCATCGTAGCATTAAAGATAGTGTTCATCTGCTCTAACCAATTAGCGTTAGATGGATCATTCCAATTAACTGGAACGTTGCTTAAATTAATGCCGTTGGCGTCAGTAATGTTTTCTGTTGTTCTGATAGTCGATATTTTTAAATATCCTGAGCCACATGAATTTCTTTTAGGAGTATAACTTACCAAGTCTGCGAGTTTAACAACTGAATCTCGGCGTTCAGCAGTATCAAGAAAGTTCTCTCTGGTGTTGAGATCGTTTCTGAATGCAAGACCTTGTCCCATAAACGCCATGACATCGAGTAGAGCGATAAACTCTGAACTTTCGATATAATCATTGTATGTTTCAGGATAATAAAGTCGCAGGTAATCAATCATGCTCTTACGAAGAGTCTCGTAATCATAACTTCGGAAGTCAGCTTCTCGGAAGGTTTCGTAGATTGCTTTCCAATCATTTACCCCGAATAGACTCGATTGCCTTGAACTTGTTGCCATAGTAGTTTCCTGTTTATTATATTTATCTTTCTGGAAAACCGACTATTTTTAAGCTAGAGCGGCAGTATTAGATTGTGAATCGAAGAATAATGCCAGATCGCCTGCGTTGTTAAAAGGATTAATTGAGAGTTGAACTTCAACTAAAATGCCATTCTCTCGTGGAAATGCTCTGATCGTGTTGAGAGCTAATCTTGGGTCTAAATTTGCAACTCGTCTAACTTCATTCTGTACCGCATTAACCACATCAGTTGTGTTAGGTTCAAAAATAAAGTCCCAAAGAGTAGTACCGTAATTAGGTTTGCCGACTTTTTCACCCTGTCTAATATTAAGTGCATTAACTAAATCTTGGATCACTAATTGTTCATCGACCAATCTAAACTTTTTACCGAATATGATAGGATTTGTGATGCCATTCGTCGGACCGTCAAGGCCTGGTACCTGATTGACAGTTCTGGCTTTGTTCGAGTTTATCGATGAGAATCCTACGTATTGTGGCATAATACTATTTATATCCTTTTATTTTAAATTCAAATAAGACAAGGTAGTCCATTTTAGTCTAATTCCGGGGCCGGTAGTTATCGCATCGATAGTGTTTTCAGACACATCAGCTCCACCGTCTTGATCACTTATTGGCTCCACACCAATCTCTCCGTATGTTCTTAAGCCTGAATCTTCTATTGCATTCCAGGGTAAAGATAGATCGGTTTGAGTAGGAGTTACTATGAGGTTACCTGTGACTGCGTTACCAGAATCTGCTAGTATTTGATTTCCTTCATTCGTGGCCACAGTTTCTATCAACGCTTCTATTTCAGCGAACGGATTAACATTTTCTTGACGTGGTGATGGTGTAGGTATCGACGAGCCTATAGTCTCATTAAGTTCTTTTACAGATGCTATTAATGCTTTGTATTCTGGTGCTCTGGCTGCCGATTCGTATTCGTTTCTGGCTTTTTCTATTTCGAGCGATCCTGCAGGCAATGTTGATCGCAACTCATTGAATTTGCTTTGTTTCTCCGCTATTTTTCTGTCTGCGTCATTAAGTTTTTTAATTTTTTGTGAGAGAGCTCCTCGTAAGGCTAGTAGCTGTCCGAATGCACTGACTGCGCCCTCTGGAATTTCTCCCAATAAGTTTGGTCTAGGTATCTTTGGATTACCAAGCACATTGCTAATGAGACTAGTCAGTCCTGCTCTATTAAATGTGTTTATAGCGACTGTCGGTAATACTATAGTTGATCCGCCACCAGAAGTCAAGGATGATAGCGCAGATGCAAGTGCGGCTGATGCACCTGGACTTAACGAAGCAGATAATGAGCTGGTGAGGCCGCCTATTACACTGCCAGCGGCTCCTAATAGACCATCTTTAATTGCTTTGCTTGGGTCACCTCCGCTAAACGCTGATGCCGCTAAGCCGCCAAGTGTGCTTGTTACTGATCCGATACCATCAGCAAGTGCATTGACTGCTCCTGTTGCATTATTGACTACGTTTTCAGCGATTTTTTGTCCGCCAGGTAAATTGCTAATACCAGATGCTGATACAGCCGCCGTCGTTGCATTGGTGCCACTCTGTACCAGAGTCGCGGCATTTTGCAAGGTTCCTTGCTGTGTTAATGTTGTCACTGATGATGACAAACTACTGACATTGTTTACCGCATTATTAATTGTGTCGTTGGAAGCCATTATTATATTCCCAATTTAGTCGATGCTATATCTACAATGTCAGTAGATGATGGTAGCGATGGTAGCGATGGTAAATCTGCTGAAATCATTCCGCTTGATGCTTCTGCGACTGTGGTGGCCGCGGCAGAAGCCAATTCTGTTAAGTTCTGGGGGACATTTGCTAACATTGGTTTAAATGAAGCAGTAATAGCCTTGAAGGATGATGCTTGTGCGCCACGAGCGGCATCTAATACAGACCCAATACCTGGAATATTTGCACCGGATATCGTATCTAATGCTTTTGTGATTCCACCCAGACCGCCTGTCAGATTAGATGTCAACGCAGATACAGCACCTTGTCCCATCGAATTTATGACAGCTTTTGTGCCGTCTCCAGCATTTAGTAATCCAGATGGATCACTTGTTGCTTTGGATAAAACACTCAGCGTACTTGATACTGTGGATGTGAGAGCACCTGATTGTTGGCCGATTAACGAAGTAGCAGTACCAGCCACTGCACCAGAAATTGAACCAGATGATTCTTTGCCTGTTATTGCTCCTGCGGTCGTTAATAATGATTGACCTTTTTGTAAATTCGTAACCACTGACTTTGCTTGTGTTGCAGGGTTTGCTATTAGTTGATTTAATGAATTAGTTCCACTGTTTCCAGAGAATGCACTGTTTGGCATGGCGTTAGCGACAGATGCGCCACCTGCTACTAATGCATTCACCATAGTATCTGCTCCAGGTTTAAGAACTCCGCCCGCTGATAACTGTGACGGAGTCTGTGCAAATGACCCTACTGCCGCGGTTACTACGCCGGTGGCGTTCTTTATCAGTGCTGTTCCTGTCGATACTGCCCCATTTGCAATTGAGGTAGCAGAAGTTGCTATTCCGCCTAGCATTGTGGTTGTTGTATTTTTGTCTAATGCTCCGCTAATAGCACCAACTTCTGGAATAGTTGCAGTGGTTGCCCCTGCTACACCGGCTACCGTTGCGGCACCTGCAACTAGAGCATTAGCACTTGACATTTCAGCCGAGGCTTCTTGTGGTAGTGCCGCATCTGCGCTACTATCTACAGTAACATCAACTCCCTGATTAGCGTTCATCCACGGCATGTGAGCAGGTGCCCTGCTCGTAATACTATTCAGTTTTGCAAGAACGGCCGCCCAGCCCTTAGTGTCATCAAATAATGTGTCTGGGTGGGCTACTATTTCTATTGGTTCAATTATGTCAGGTGTTAAACTTGCGGCACCATCGTTTAAGTGTATGATTGCTCCTTCAAGAAATGCATCTGCTTCTGTCTTCAATCCTAATTGTCCAGTAGACGCTACAGCTATTGCGGCATCTGCTTTTATTTTGATATTTGCCAAAGAGTATAATGAATAGTCTTCACCAACACGCTGGGTAAATTGCTTATCTGCATTCATTGACATGTTTTCAGTAGCATTAATATTGACATTTCTTCCTGCATGTAAATTCAAATCATTGTCAGCATGAAAATTAAGATCACCTTGTGTACGAATATTGACAGAGTTTGTAGCAAAGACATCTACTGTTCCTTCTTTACCTAACTCTATATATGTTTGTCCGTTTGAATGTAAGATAGACAACATCTGCCCATCATCACTCATTAATATTTGATGACCCAATGCTGTCCGCAATCTAATTAATTGGTCTCTACCAATGATGTCTCCATCATCCATGACAAGTGAGTGTCCACCACGTCTTGAGGTAACAGTATAATTTTGTGGATCTTTATCTAAGTTACTAGCAATATCTTCGTCAGTCAATCCACCATCGTAGATAGGACGTCCAGGAGTGCTTACGCCCCAACCTACTCTACTAGACGCTTCTCTTGATGCACTTGAACTAATAGGGCCTCTATATGTGTCTCGAAGCACTCCTTGCTGTTGCATAATGGCGGCAGTATAACTATGTATAGGTTTTGGCTCAGTTAAATAACTTGCCGTATCTGATATAGCTTTGTTGTTTGAGTTAATGCTAGTTGTAGGAAGTTTTAAGGCACCGCCATATGACTGTGCTTCACCTTCGTTTAAAATAACGTTTTCAGAAGAACCAATTGCCGGCACCATAGATAACAGTTCTGGATCTGGGGCTGAGCCGATATAGAATCCGTAGTTAGGGTCGCCGTTAACAAAAATACATATAACTTTTGTGCCTTTATCAGGTGGCGAGTTCCATTGTCCATATGCACTTGGGTTACCTACATATCCCCCGAAATCATCATCGGGTCCTTGAGGTTTAGTATTTCCGAAAAATCCTGAAAGTCTTCTTACAGTTATCCAATTAGTGTTGTCGAATGCACCTTTATCTAAGTTTTCTGAAGGGTAGACTTCTAACTGTCCTTGACGAGTAGCATCGACTGAACTCATAACAGTACATATTATAGGTACATCAATGGTTGCGGCTACGCCAGCACCAGGCATACTTTTCTTTAACTTGCCTCTTGGCTTATATACGTCTTTAGCCATTAGGTGCCACCTTGATCATCGTTCGGAAAGGCGTATCCGCCTAGGCCGCTGTTGAAGGGACCAAACTGGCCTTCATTGATATTAGCAGGCAAGACTCCCATGTCTAAGTTATCTGTTCTTGCATCATTTCCGGATCCGGATCTTGGTAAGGCATCAATGTCTGCTCTTGGATCGCCATCTGGACTTGTGGCCGCATCTGTGAATGTATTAATTACGGCTTTTAATTCTTGTGTAAATTTGCCACCTTCAAATACACTTTTTACCTGAATTACTGTGTAACTTACGCCTTTAATTTTTTCTGCGGCCCAGGCTGGGTATTTCCAAAACACAATCGAGTCATTAATATCCATAATTCCTGTTTCGCTATTATAATCTACTGCTTCCTTAAAGTCGATTTCGATAAAGACTTGGCCACCGTTAGCATTGATACGAAAACCATCGTCACCGTAAAATCTTTGATATACAGCATTGGGTCCGCCTCTTGAATTCGTAACTAGAAAATCTGGGTCGCCCATTAGTTTAATTTTTGCTTCTGCAAATGAATCAGGAGAATACAAACTAGTAATATAATTGTTCTGTGCTTCCAAGCCACCTCCTAAACTGTTTAGTGTTGGCATCGCTGTTCTATTTGGCGTAGAAAGTGATGTTTGTGCGTCACCGCCTGTTCCCTGACCGTCTTTATCGATATCTGGTTTAGCAAGTACTTCATTGTAAAATAAATTATCTAGTAATTGTTCATATGACAAAATTTCTGAGTTCTGTCCAGTCCACCAGTATTCATATCTTTTGTGTGGACCGTAATAATCCATGCCTGGATTCGTTGTGGCAGAAATTACAACTGGAGTCTGATATGTTTCAAGTTTGTAAGTAGTTACATATGCCCAATCAGCTACTATTGGATCCCATTTAGCATTAGATATTTCTGGAGTAACATGATACCATGCCACACGTGTACCACCACCTGGGGAACTTTCTTGTTTTCCTGTATCTAAATTAGGTGTAGGGTTGTTACTGTATACTACTAGCAATGCATCTCGCATGTAAGAACTATCTTTTAGGAGTTGATCAAAGACTTCTATCATGGGAGTATCTTCAGTAAACACTACCCGTCTTTGAGCATCATCAGGTACTGCTTTTGCGGCTTCAGCATCATTTGCTTGGTATGTATTTTCTATTTCAGGTTGACACCATTTTGATTTGTCTGTGTCTAGTGGATTGATCAATCTTGCATTTTTTAAAGCATCTGCGTCATCACCTATAAATTCAACTCTGAATTCATTTGCTATTGTGGCGGTGCCTTTCTCTACAAGAGCAGTTTGTATTTTGTTCAGTTGAGTGAGTAACCCCCTTTTACCAGTTAATGCGTCTTCGAGCGTTTTCCCACACACTGTCTTAGTTGATTTAAGCCTACCTCTTTTCGTACCGAACACCGAGCCAGGTGCGGCAGATACTCCGGATAACGTGTATCTAGTTGCAGGTCCATCAATTTTGAATTTTATGCTGTTGATAAGGATATCATAGAATGTTTCGAAGAGATTTGTACCAGACGCCGCAGGATCGATGGGACCATCACCATCAGAAAACGTATCATCGCCATCGACGATATTGCCGGACTGATCATATCCCAAGAATTTAATCCCTAATACAAAAAATTGTCTACTTCCGTTCGATAATAAGCCAAGAGAATATCCGCTATCATTGAAGTATTGTTGTAACGCATCATTTGCTTGTTTTAATTTTGTGGTAAACGAGAAACCGTACGGCTCGATAATCTCAAATTGTACTCTGTATGCATTAGATGATGATTGTGTTGCTTTAGCGTTGATTACTTGATCTATTTGCAATTTGTCAATGTAGTAATCCCACTCAAATCCTGGTATTCGTTGCGAAGTGTTATTGTTTATACCACCTGACTGTGCTACTAAATAGGCTCCGCCGCTTCCCTTTCCTTTTTCGCCACTAGCTTGAGCTAAGGCATCTATCGAAGTTCTGCCAGTTTGCACAAATGCATCGTATGCATCTGGTGTTATCATATACAATGACAGTTGATAGGTATATGATGCAAGATTGGCTAGTGGATTGTGTAATCTTCTGCCCGGAGCATCGGTGCTTCCTGTATCAGCATTAGATTGCGCATTACTACCATTTACTGTTTGATCATCGGACATTATATTCCTAATACTCTCTGGAGCGTGTCTAGTCTCGGTACATAGATTTGTAATCCAGCAACCATATTAAAGTAAGGGTCTGGACCTAGTGCGTTAGGATTACGTGATGCAAATACCCACCAAAGTTTAGGATCATTATAAAGATGTTGTGCTAATAGATCAGGTCTAAACTCATATTGAGGCGTGATCGTAAACTCGGCATCACTGGAGTCTCTTGGAATCGCAGTATACGGTTCCATTACGTCTAAGAATTTCTTATTAATAATCCCCGATCTATGATATGGACTCGTTTTTGGATATACGTTATTCACTGCCATTACCACATGCCTCCTGTGTTACGCTGAGATCCACGCAACAGTTTTCCTGAGGCATATTCTTTAAGACTAAAGTTATTACTAATTTCATTTCTGCTAACAATGGGTACACATGAGAGAGTTAATGTAATTTTAGTTGGAACATATGTAATTGCGTCATTTTCAGTGTTGGCAAAATCTGCCGGTGGTTTTGCTCCGCCTGGCTCAATTTGTCCTCCGACTAACCGCAGTTTAGATTCTGAGGTCGCTGTGTTTGTATTGGTTGCTCTAATATAATCTACATCTTTTGGTAGAGCATATGTAAAGTTAGTGATTGCTATCGGATGATTGTCTAATTGAAATGCACCTAGACCGAAGAAGAATCCCATTGGCGGTGGAGTACCGCTCTTTGGATTTTCATCTTGACCATAAAACATCTTTGTCATTGACTTAAAGAAATGAATACATGCCAAAAGATAATTTGCTTCAAATGTATCTTGACACGTAAAGTCAGCAGTGACCGAAATAGAGTCAACTGAACTGTTTATGTATTGTTGAATTAAATAATTTGTGTGTGTAGGTGCTGTAGCATCATAGTTTGCATTATACGAGATATTGATTGTGGGTGTATAGGGAAACACAACACCGTCGGTCGCAATAAGAGGCGATAATATTCCAGGATTCTTTGGATCTTTGTATAGATAGTTAGCCCCTTGAGCTAACGCCAGTCGGACTCGCCAATCTGCGGCTATTGCTCGTGATTCGGCATTTTGTTGTCCTTCTTGTGCTTCTGCGTCCATTTACTGTTCTCCGGTTATTATATGAGACATATATATCTTGTATAAATAGTAGTCTTACATGTATTTAGCAAAAGCGAAAACCACCTAAATTTACCCGTACCCATTGCAAATACGTATGCATTTATGTACAATCAACTATTAGACCTTGACAGGTCTTTAACCAATAAAGGAATATTAATGCCAGCACCAAGAAAAACAGTCAATTATTTAAATAACAAGGACATTTTAAAAGAGATTCACAAAAGTAAAACATCATATTGCTATTTTACCAAGAAAGAGTACAATGCATATGATTCCATCATTGATCTCCCAGACGATACCCTCGAAAAAGCCCTGACTTGGTGCATCAAACCTACCCAACTTAAAGAAGCAAAATTAATGAAGAGCCTTAGGCTTTCGGCAGAGCAAGGATTGGCTGGAAAAAACAAAATTGACCCAAAAACTATCGAAACTGATGGATTGATGTTTCGGGTAATGACTTGGGAACACATTCCCGTTGCCAAGAAGCAACCTAGAAAAGTTGTTAAGAAAAAGAAAGCGATTGATATCATCGATTTTGAAAATGATTTAGAACCGAACACAGATTTGTTTGCAGAGAACGAAGATAAAAAGTCAGATGTAGTTGTTGATGATTTCGTTCATGTTAAGGTCAATTTCCCACCATTTCAACATTATATGTTAGATGCCGAGACAATGACGTTATCCTTGGTTGGTAAATCTCATTGGACTGGTGGCCTCAAGACAGGTAATTTTACCGCAACAAACGGTAGCCTAACCGATAAACTTGCACGTATGTATATCATGTTATGTGAAAAATATGCTATGAAGTTCAATTGGCGTGGCTACACCTACAATGATGAGATGAGACAGAGTGCTATTTTACAATTAACTTATGTAGGCTTACGATTTAATGAATCCAAGTCTGCAAACCCCTTTGCATACTATACTGCGGCTATCACCAACAGTTTTTGTAGAGTACTAAACTCAGAAAAACGCAACCAAAACATCAGAGATGATATCCTAGAAATGAATGGGTTGAATCCGTCATTCACGCGCCAAATGAAAGATTATAATGGCATGGGACATGAGACCAAACAAGAAACCTATTCTGAATAATTCAATTTGGGGAAATAAAGCAACCTAATTAGTTGCTTTACCTACCTGTAAACTGTATAATAGAAGACTGGAAAAAACTAACTATGGAAAATCTTTTTAAGAAAGCGGCAGTATTTACGGACATACATTTCGGATTAAAGAGCAATAGCATTCAGCACAATCGAGACTGTGCTGATTTTGTGGATTGGTTCATCGAACAAGCTAAAGCAGAAGGGTGTGAAACCTGTCTCTTTTTGGGAGATTGGAATCATCACCGAGCCAATATCAACATGCATACTTTACAATTCGGATTAAATGCATTAGAAAAACTCAACGATGCATTTGACACAGTGTACTTCATTACGGGCAACCACGATCTCTATTATAGAGACAAACGAGACATTCATTCAGTCGAATGGGCAAAACATCTCAAAAATGTTGTCATAGTCGATGATTTTTTAGAAAAAGGCAACTGCGTTATAGCACCTTGGTTATGCGGCGAAGACTACAAGCTACTTAGAAAGAAAACAGGCAAGTATTTGTTTGCCCATTTAGAACTTCCTTACTTCTACATGAATGCAATGGTTCAAATGCCTGATCATGGTGAAACACATGCTGATCACTTATCGCATTTTGGTACAGTGTTTTCAGGACATTTTCATAAACGACAATATGAAAAGAATGTTTGGTATATGGGCAACGCTTTCCCTCACAACTACGCAGATGCAGGCGATGATGCTCGTGGCATGATGATATTAGGGTGGGACGAAGAGCCAATCTTTCGTTCGTGGCCCGGCCAGCCTGTATACAGAGTTTACAAGCTAAGTGAAATCTTAGAAAACCCTGAAGGATTGCTTGTTAAGAACGCACACATCAAAGTTCACTTAGACATTGATATATCGTATGAAGAGTCTAATTATATCCGAGAACAACTCATTCCTGAATATGGATTAAGAGAAATGTCACTGATTCCTATAATGAACGAAGAATATACGCAGGATTTATCTCCTGGCGATATTTCATTCGAGAGTGTTGACTCTATTATCATCGATCAAATAGAAAAAATAGAAAGCGATTTTTACGACAAAGGTATATTACTGGAGATTTATCAGGCACTATGATAAAATTAAAAAACATAACACTTAGAAACTTTTTAAGTGTTGGATCTGTGACACAGGGAGTTGATTTAGATAATAAAGAGTTGACCTTGATCTTAGGTGATAATTTAGATTTAGGTGGTGATGGTGCTAGAAATGGTACTGGTAAGACTACGCTTATACAAGCGGTTAGTTATGCATTATATGGCACTGCTCTTAATAGCATCAAACAAAACAACCTCATTAACAGAACAAACGGCAAAGGCATGATGGTCACGTTAGAATTTGAATGTCATGGTATAGAGTATCGTATTGAACGTAGTCGGAAGCCAAATGATCTGAAATTCTATATTAATGGAACAGAAGAAACAGACAATGAAGCGCAAGGCGAAAACAGACAGACGCAAGAAACGATAGATAGCATTCTTGGCATGTCTCCTACTATGTTTAGGAACATTATAGCACTTAATACATACACGTTGCCTTTCTTAAGCATGCCTGTTGGTCAACAAAGAGACATCATAGAGCAGTTATTAGGTATTACTCTGTTATCAGAGAAAGCCGAAAAAATAAAGATAGTTATAAAGAAAACTAAAGATGATATGCAACATGAAGAAGTAAGAATTCAAGCTGTTGAAGAGGCTAACAAAAGAATAGAAGAACAAATAAACAGTCTTAAGAGTAGAGAGCGACTATGGAATGCAAAACATTCAGAAGATATAACTAAACTAACAAACACTGTTGAAGAATTAAAGAAAATAGACATTGATGCAGAGTTACTTGGACACACCCAACTCAAAGTACACACTCAATTAACAAAAGATCATGCAGACATTGATAGATCGTTGACCAGAACACAAAATGATCTCAATAAAGAAGGAAAAACTAGTGAAAAGCTAGGAAAAGAATTAGAGATACTAGAAACAAACAAATGTCATACCTGTGGTCAAGACTTTCACGATGATGGACACGTTAAAGTCGTAGACAACAAGAAAGACTCATTAACAAGCATCAATGCTCATTTAGAGGAGCTTGCCGAACTGTTTGTGGAACTAGAAAAAGAAAAAGAAAAATTGGGTGCTGTTGGTACGCGTCCAAACGTTCATTATAGTTCAGAAAGTGAGGCTATTGAACACCAAAGCCAAATTAAAAACATAGAATGGCAAGTAGAGCGCAAAACACAAGAAGAGAATCCGTATACAGACCAAATCGTCGATATGGAAGCTAATGCATTACAAGAGTGTAATTTCGACAAAGTTAACGCATTATCACGTGTAGCTGATCATGAGAAGTTCTTGTTAGATTTACTAACAAACAAAGATTCATTTGTGCGTAAGAAGATAATTGATCAAAACTTGTCATATTTAAACGCCAGACTGACTTCATACTTAGATAAGATGGGTTTACCACACCAAGTTGTGTTCCAAAATGATTTAACCGTTGAAATTACGGAATTGGGTAGAGAATTAGACTTTGATAATTTATCAAGGGGTGAGCGCAACAGATTGATCTTGGGCTTGTCTTTTGCGTTCAGAGATGTTTGGGAAAACTTATACTGTCCAATAAATGCGCTATTCATTGACGAGTTAATCGATTCGGGCCTAGATACAATCGGGGTTGAGAATGCAATGACTATACTTAAAGACATGACACGCAGACGCAACAAGTCTATCTGGCTAGTATCTCATAGAGAAGAGCTAGCTGGAAGAGTTCCTAGTGTGTTACAGGTCATCAAAGAGAACGGGTTCACTACATATAATACGACGAGAGAGATGGAAAATCTGTGAAATTACCCAAAATTAATTTTAAGAGGCCTAGTTTATACACGGCTCTTACGAATACCAGACAAAATACAGTACTAAAATTGTGAATAAAAATTATACCACTCAATGGTAGGGAGATAATTAGTAATATGCCATCACCATCAAAAAACAAAGGTTCAGGATACGAACGAGACATCGCAAAATATCTAAGTGAACTATACAAAGAAAGTTTTATCAGAGCACCTGGCTCTGGTGCTTATGTTGGTGGCAAAAATCAATCTCGTACAGAGATACTACATGAAGGCCAGATTAGAAGTTTTAAAGGGGACATTGTTCCTGGACAAAGTTTTGTCATGCTTAATGTAGAATGTAAATTTTATGCAGACTTTCCGTTTCATCAGGTACTGGCAGGATCATGTAAACAACTTGATTCATGGTTAGACCAATTAATGGACGTAGCTGATGAAGGCGACTTAAATGTTCTTTTTATGAAATTTAATCGTAAAGGCAAATTTGTTTGCGTACCTAGCAGATATACATGGGTAAGTGATCAATTTATGTATTATACTTCCAAATATCATGCTGATTGGATTTTAGTAGAGCATGATCATTTTTTCAAACACAACAAAGATATATTTAAAGCATACTCAGGCAAACCAGAGACCAACTCAAACCCACCAGAGAACAACTCAAACCCACCAGAGAACAACTCAACCTCGTCAGAGAACAACTCAAACCCACCAGAGAACAACTCAACCTCGTCAGAGAACAACTCAAGCCCAATAGAAACTAAAACTACAGCTATAAAGATTTAATATAACATACATTTAGTATGGTCGTGATTTATACTCGACCCTCCTTGAGGAACCTGTGTCATGCAGGCGACGGAACTGGAGTAGTGTCTATTTATAGACACATAAACCGACAAGGCAATCGTTATGGTAGCGAACCTTGAATGAGTTCATATATATTTTGATTTGATGATATGAAACATGCGTTGCCGAGAGGTTACATTTATTAGTGTAATCGACTCAACTACAACCCAGCAAACTTTACAGGGCAACCGGTAGCAATTGATTATAGTAACGTAATCGATTGGGGATAATCAACATGGGACGACGGGAACAATAGTCCGCCGATCATTGGTAGTGTTTAGAAGCACTACCATGGCTCTCAAAAAATAATAATACAAAAACAAAATTATAATCATCCAGTATTTAAATTTATTACTTTGAAAGAAAAATTATGATTGAACGAAGTGAAAGAGTAATTAAGTTCTCGAAGAGAACTTCTAAACAAGACCAATATAAGGTTGTTTAGAAGAATGGTATTTGTGTTTTCTTTGTAGTTTCCAGGTGTTCTTCTACTAAGGCACTGATAGTTTTTCTTTCTGATACCGACATATTGAGAATGTCTTCATAGGACGCACCACCTCGCATGTACCAAGACATGGTCAATGCATTTGACTTGATTCCCTGGGTGTAATTTTCGTAATCGTTGATCAACTCCCTCACCCCATCAGGGTCGAGTGAAAGGAGTCTTAGACGAAAAAATCCGATGCGTTTAGTGTGAATGGTTGCGTATATACATGTTCACATTCAGTACAGGTAATTGTCAGTGGCTTGATAGTACTTTTTGATCTGAGTTCTACGTTATGATCACGAATTGCTTCGTATGTTGTAGTATCACAGTTCTGCAAGAAATCAAGTATGAATTCTGTTTCTGTCACCTCTGAATCGGGTGTTATTACCTTGGTGATTGTATCTGATAAAATTTCCATAGTTAATGATGTGATATCTATCAATGCATTTTTATTTGCTTCATTGCGTTCAGTAGTGTCTTCTATTTGGGGTGTATTTTTGTACTTGCCTTGAATGTCAAACTGTTTTAAAGCCGCTTTATTCATGGTTGAATACTGTATAGGACCAAAGCATATTTTTAAATCACCTATAGGTAAAGGAGTTTCATAATCACCCTTCGAAATAGATCGCAGTAATACTTGTAGGTTAATACCATAAGTACCTGGAATCGCGCACTCCTCATTTGTACACACAGACTCGACATCAATTGTTTCTTGTCCACCTGCCGCTTTAATAGAGATGAGAACACTATCTAGGTCATTACTCAATAGATTCCATGGATTTTTGATTGCGGGAATACAACTCTTGATAAGTTCTACCATAGCAGAACCGTTAAACAATGCATCTGGTGTTTTTGTTGTTATCTCATCAATGGCTGTCATCGGATAAACAGGCAGTTCTCTTGTATCTGCCGGAAATTCAATATCGTCACTTGTGTATGCTTCACCACCAGAAGGTAGAGTTAAATGTACTGCGGGTCTACGAAAGAATTGACGTAGGGGATTACTGTTGTTGTTTTCCATATATGTTCCTCACATAAAAAATTGGGTATTTTAAAATACTAAATACTAATAGAGTATATTTAGTAGTAGGAAAACACCCAAATTTAAATCTTAGGTAAAAGAGTGTATGGAAGATTTTGACCCAGAAGTAATAAGAGAACTGCAAGAACATATTATAGCCTTGAATAGAGTTATGGGCCCACTGGCCGCATCATTGGGCGCTGTAGCTGATTCGGCTAACACCAGTAATACCGCACAAAAGAAAGCAAACGAGTCAGTAAATGAATTTGCTAGGACAAGTACGTTAGCCGCGCACGGCCAAACTAAACGTGAAGAAGCAGAGGCACGAGCAGATCGTGAAATTGATCAGAGTAACAGGCTGCTCGCCGCATCAGGATCACTCGCAATACAATCATTGGGTAAATTTTCTGAAGCCTTGCTTGACAGCACTCCAGGATTTGGCAAATATGGGAAAGCGTTATCGACAAGTGGAGAAGCTGTTGCAAATTTCGGTGAATCATTCGGTCCGATAGGTGAAGCCTTAGGAAAAATGGGTAAAGGCATCTTTAAAATCGGTGAGATCATGCTTAATCAAGCCGATGCTCAAAATCAGTTTGTCAAAGAACTGAACAGTATGGGTGCAATAGCAGGAATTACGTCTGATAATATCACGGATATGGCACGAGATGCTGGTTATGCCTCTCAGGATTTAGAAAAACTTACTAAGATTATTACAAGCGCAGGTGCAAGCTTAAACACATTAGGCTCAGGTACCGCCGAAGGTGTCGAGAATTTAATAAGCATATTCAGTCTGAGTGACTCTCAAGAAATGGAAATGCGTAGATATGGTCGCACCCTAGAAGAAGCGAATGAATATCAGTTATATTACTTAGAATTACAAAAACGTTCAGGTATAAATTTACGAAATGAAGCGAGAGAGGGAGCGAGAGAGACGGTCAAGGATAGAAAGGCCCAAACAAAACTTCGAGAACGCACACTTGAATATGTAAGAAGTCTAGCCCTACTTAGTGAAATAACCGGCAAAAATATTGACGGTGTTAAAAGAGATCAAGAGATAGCATTAACTGCATATCAAAATCAAATTGCAAACGTAGCGATGACTTTAGAAATAGATGCGCTGAAGGCAAAAAGTTTGGCCGTAACGGCACAACTTGACAAAGACATTACTCAGGTGAAGAGGGATGAGTTAGAGGCGAGTAGGGAATCCCTCAATGACCGCATTAAAGAGATGACAGATCATAAAACGGCAATGGAAGATAGCATTGCAAAACTCGCACCAACCTTAGGCGGAGAATTTACCGCAATACTCGCTGAAGTAATGCGAACAGGATCCTTTGCTACAAACAATACATCTGTCGCACAATTGGGTATTAATGCCGCAGAGATGGAAAGACGATTTGCTAATGTTGATCCAAATGCGAACGAAGGCCAAGACTTGCTAGACTTGCAAACTTGGGTAGAGGAACAGTTCATGGGCGGCATCGCCCGCAATGTAGCCCGTCTCCAGCCTGCTATAGAGAGGATGTCGAGCGAAGGACAGGCATTGGGTGAAAGTATGGGTGTCGGTGCTGAAAATCTTCATCACTACATGACCATGTACAACACAGAAAACGACCGAGCAACAGTTAAAAAAGATGCCAAAGGAAATATAATAGAATCTACCGGGAAAGAGTATGACGCTCAAAAACAACTTGCGGCATTATTCCAATCTTTAGAACGAAACTTAAGAACAGACGTTGATAGATTGACAGATTCTATCAATCCATTAACCACTGGGTTTAATGCAGGAACATGGGCAGTTGGTCTATTAACCGTAGCAGCCACTGCCGCATCAATATCACTTGGTAAAATGGCAGCTTTGGGCTTCCTGGGTGGTGGCATAGGTGGCAAAGCCGCAAACGCCGCAAAAGCCTTCGTCGGGCCAATACAGTCCACCGCGAGCAAGTTTGCTACCAAAATGGCTGGGCCAGCTGGTAAGGTTGTAAAAGGCAATGCCCTATTAGGAGTCGCGGCCGCAATTTGGGGTGGATGGGAACATGCCTCTGAGAAAAGAGAAAAAGCAGAAAAAGCATTTGCCGATAAAAAAATTACAGAGGACGAGCGGATAAGACGAGAGACAGTAGGAAAGGGTGAAGGCTATGGTACCGCTGTCGGCGGTGCTGGTGGCGTGGTGGCTATGGGATTGGCTGGCGCGGCCATTGGGTCAGTAGTACCTGTCGTAGGTACTGCTATTGGAGGAATAATTGGTTCAGCACTTGGTTTATGGATGGGTATGAAAGGCGGAGAATTAATTGGCGGGGAGATAGCCGAAGGAATAACCCTATCGATGGAAGACAAAAAATTGGACGCAACCAATCTGGAGATGGCTAAAAAGATAGACATATATGACAAAGATCACGTGGGTGATAGTCATATTGATTACGAAAAAATGGGAGAATTGGTAAGGTCCGCTGAGATTGATGTTAGTCAAGCGATCGGTATGATGACAGCTATGATCAGAGATAATGATTTAAATGACGATGCAAGTGAAGGGACACACACGGCAAATAATGGTAAAAGAATATCTGACTTGCAATACGCAACAGATCAATTAAATTTATATTCAAATATACAAACGAAAACCGATCTATTAGGCAACGAGGCCATGATTACTAGAATACGGTTGAGATTGGTCGAATTAAATTCGATGAAAGCCTGGGATGCGGCAGAGACCGAGTATACCGCCAAGGAGAAAGAAACTATTGGGGAAATGACAAAGAAAATATTTCAAGAGTTTAAAAAGAGCGGACTAACACTTGAACAGTTCGACACAGTAAAAGAAGCAAACGAATATGCTACCGAGGCTACCGAGGCAGGTCCAAGAACACAGAAACTAAAAAAGGAAATGGATGCTAACTGGGCAGAGATGATAGTAGAAGATACCACAACAGCAAATGATGTATCCTCGGGTAACACTCCTAAAGTTGATCTAGTTAACGAAATTAATGACGACAGTACGGCAATTACCGAAAAAAGGCAGATTGCCCAAACAACAATTGAATCTAATAATAATGATATGATGAAAAAACAACTAGACTTTGCTGAGATCAATAATAAGCTACTAAAAACACTGATATCTAAGGTAGATGACAGTAATAATCAATTAGAGAAAATCGGCAACTACGCCGCAGTTTAACTAAATACTAATATGGCATACACAAAGAATTTTTTAAATAAAAGCGGAGTATCTAGCCCGATATCAGGTAATAATAGCAACTCTGGTAATTGGAATGGTGGTGCGTCCGAAGCAGGCTACTCTAGTACAGATTTCGGCTACAAAAACTACATGAGTAGACTCCCAGAAGTATATACGGGTCATCCAAACAGAATAGAACGATACAATCAATATGAGATGATGGACGTTGATGCAGAGATCAACGCATGTTTGGATATCATTGCAGAATTTAGCACTCAGCGAAATGATCACAACAAAACACCTTTTTCATTCGAATATAAAGATGAACCTACACCACATGAAGTTAGTCTATTATCTAAACAATTACAACAATGGTGCAAACTTAACGAGTTTGATACACGTATGTTTAAAATCTTTCGAAACGTGGTCAAGTATGGAGACCAAGTATTCGTAAGGGATCCAGAGAACTTTAAACTCTACTGGGTTGACATGGTTAAAGTTATTAAAGTTATTGTTAATGAGAGCGAAGGTAAACTTCCTGAGCAATATGTCATCAAAGACCTAAACATTAACTTACAGAACTTAACGGTTGCACAAAAAACAAACACAGACTTTGCCGCAAATCCAACGACAGGATTAGGTGGTACAGGCGGTGGCGGAGGAGGCGGAGGAGGCGGATACACAGCACCATCTATGCCTTATAACACATCGGGCAGTAGATTTACATTAGGTCAATCAGAATCCTCAATCGACTCTAATCATGTTGTTCACTTGTCATTAACAGAAGGATTAGATCGCTTCTGGCCTTTCGGACAGTCTATCTTAGAGAATATCTTCAAAGTATACAAGCAGAAAGAACTGTTAGAAGACGCGGTTCTGATCTATCGTGTACAACGTGCACCAGAACGCAGAATGTTTAAGATTGACGTTGGTAACATGCCATCGCATTTAGCTATGGCGTTCGTGGACAGAATAAAAAATGAAATACATCAAAGACGTATACCTAGTATACATGGTGGCAACTCAGTAGTAGATGCTACATATAATCCCCTAAGTATGAATGAGGATTACTTCTTCCCTGTAACAGCAGAAGGCAGAGGCTCATCAGTTGAAGTTCTACCAGGTGGACAGAACTTAGGCGAGATTGACGATCTTAAGTACTTTAATAACAGATTAGCACGTGGTTTACGTGTACCAAGTTCATACTTGCCTACAGGCCCAGATGATAATACCACGCCTTTGAATGATGGTCGTGTCGGTACAGCAATGATACAAGAGTTTAGATTCAATCAATATTGCGAACGATTACAGAATTATATATGTAGCAAACTTGACGAAGAATTTAAACTATTCTTGCGTTGGAGAGGATTTAACCTCGATGTAGGAATGTTCGATCTACAATTCAATCCACCGCAAAACTTTGCCGCTTATCGTCAAAGTGAGTTAGATACTGCTAGAGTATCAACTTTCTCTGGTATGGAAGCATTCCCTTATATTTCAAAGCGTTTTGCACTAGAAAGATTCTTAGGATTGACTGAAGAAGAGATTCAGAAGAATGAAAAACTATGGGCAGAAGAGAATACAGAAGAAGCCACTGATGATCCAGCTGGTTCTGATCTCAGAAACATTGGAGTATCTACCAGTGATTTTGATACAGACATAGAAACTGGTGAAGAAATCGACGATATGGAAGAACTAGATGACTTGGGCGACTTAGACGTTGCTGGTCCAGTTGGCGGACAACCATCAACAGCTACAGGTTCAGTTCCAGGCGCAGGCGAAGTAGGACCGGTGTCGTAACAAAAGATAAATACTCTTATGAAATTATTTGAAATGTTTGACGTTGCAATTCCCGGAATCCAAGATGTTGGAGATGACAACTCCAAGCCTATATGGAGAACTTCTCGTAAAACTAAATTAACACTAAGTCAAATTAGAAAACTCCGCAAAATGCTAGATGTAAGAAATTACGAAAAGACTAAGCATTTGTCTAAAGTAAGAAAACAATACGGTGCAAAACCTGAAGAAGGGGCGGCACCCAGTTTTTAATTATTCAATTAAATCCTCTCTATCTAATCGATAATACATCAAAAACGCAAAAAAGTAGTACTTAAACAGTGCTTTTCCGTACCACTCACTAAATAACTTTACTAAGCCATTCTTATATCTAAGGAGAACAAAATAATGGAAAACAAGAAATTTGAAAAATTAATTGACCTCATTATCAATGAGGACGAAGAACAAGCAAAAGACCTCTTTCACGACATCGTGGTAGAAAAATCCAGAGAAATTTATGAATCCATTATGGAAGACGAACAAGCTGATGACCTTGAAGAAGGAATGGGCGGACAAGTCGGTGATCTAGCAGACGAAATTTCTGCTGAACACTCAGGAATTGCAGAAGATGAAGAAGAAATCAATCTTGATTCTGAAGAAGTCTTTGATATAGAAGGCGACGAAGAAATGGATATGAGTGCTGAATTAGACATCGACTCAGGCGAACCTGTCGAAGTAGAAGATGCAGTAATTCGTATCGAAGATAAACTAGACCAACTAATGGCTGAGTTTGAAGAAATTATGGGCACAGAAGATGACTTAGAAGGACGCGACGACGAAATAGACGCTGACTTACAAGACATTGAAGGTGCTGAAGGCGAAGTTAACATTGATATCGACGATGAAGAACTAGTTGCAGAAGCAATTACTCTAAACAAAGTAGCTACACCATCAGGTGGAGACAACGGAGACCAATCGAAAAGTCCAGTAGACGCTAATTCAGGTCAAAAGGGAATAGATTCTAAGCCCGTAAACTTTGATAAAGGTGATGAGAAAGGTCGCCCAGCTCCAAAAGCAAAAGACGTTGATGGTGCATCTTCTTGGCAGAATCAGCCAGGCAAGAATGCAAAAGCACAAAGCGCCGCTCCTAAGCCAGTGACTGCACAGGCAAGTGGAACGAACACTAAATCTGTAATAGATTAAGGAACGATATAAATGGCTTTATATCTTAAAGAACACCTTTCATTTGACCGTGCTGAAATCATGGTTGAATCCGTTAAGGAAGGAGAGACTGATTTAAAGACTCTTTTTATGAAAGGGATCTTTATTCAGGGAGGGGTTAAAAATGCAAATGAACGTGTTTACCCCGTTTCTGAAATAGAAGCCGCAGTCGAGACGCTGAATATCCAAATACAAGAAGGTAATTCTGTACTAGGAGAAGTTGATCATCCAGATGATTTAAAAATCAACTTAGATCGTGTGTCACATATGATTACTAAGATGTGGATGGACGGGCCAAACGGCTACGGCAAATTAAAGATTTTACCAACTCCAATGGGTCATTTAGTTCAGACTATGTTAGAGTCGGGGGTAAAACTCGGAGTATCTAGTAGAGGAAGCGGAAACGTTAACGATATAGATGGCCGAGTAAGTGATTTTGAAATAATCACTGTGGACATTGTTGCACAACCTAGTGCCCCGAATGCATATCCTAAAGCAATATACGAGGGTCTTATGAACATGAGACACGGATATAAAGTTTTAGAACTCGCCAAGGAAGCTAGAGGCAACAAGAAAGTAGAAAAGTATTTGAAGGACGAGATTGTTCGTCTGATCAAAGACTTAAAAATCTAAATAATATAGAGGGGAAAACAGCATGTTAGATGCTATACAACCATTAATTGATTCGGGTCTGATCACAGAAGATGTAGCTGGTGAGTTAAACACCACCTGGGTACAGAAGCTGGATGAAGCAAAGGATCAAGTTCGTGGGGAACTCAGAAACGAGTTTGCTAATAGATACGAACATGATAGAAGCGTGATGGTTGAAGCCCTTGATAAGATGGTAACTAATTCTCTATCAGAGGAAATTAAAGAATTCCATGATGAGAAGAAAGCAATCAGCGAAGATCGCGTTAAAGCAAAATTGAAACTTTCAGAAAGTGCAAAGAAATTTAATAACTTTATGGTAACTAAGTTAGCAGAAGAAATTAAAGAACTACGCTCTGATCGTAAGATTCAGTTAGAAAACCAAGATAAACTTCAAAAATTTATCATACATGCATTGTCTAAAGAGATCAAAGAATTTGCTCAGGATAGACAAGCAGTGGTTGAACAACGTGTCAAGTTAGTTGCAGAAGGTCGTAACCAACTCGAAAGACTTAAGGCGAAATTTATTGTCGAAAGTTCTCGAAGAATTGGAACTTCTGTTGCCTCACATCTCAAAGGTGAATTGTCACAACTTAAAGAAGATATTAAAACAGCTAGGGAGAATACCTTCGGCCGCAAGATATTTGAAACATTCGCAGGTGAATTCAGCACTACTTATCTAAATGATAAGGCTGAAACACGTAACATCGTTTCTGTATTAAGTGGTAAAGAAAAAGAACTAGCAGAGTCAAAGGTCAAACTTGCGAATGCAAATAGGATCATTGAGTCAAAGGAACGTGAAGCAAACATTATTAAAGAATCTACTCAGCGTGAGAAGGCATTGGACCAACTGGTCTCGTCTTTGAACAAAGAGAAGGCTGAAGTAATGCGATCTTTATTAGAAAGTGTTCAGACGCTAAAGCTGAAGAACACATTTGATAAGTATTTACCAGCAGTATTGAACGAAGGAAGTGGAAAAGCGAAAAAGGCTTCTCTTACTGAATCTGTTTCAACTGTTCAAACCGGTAATAAATCTGCCAAGGAAAAAGAAATTGAAGTAGATGACAATAGAGATAATGTCATTGACCTAAAACGCCTGGCAGGGCTTTAATTTAAACTCGACATTGATTAGGAGAAATAAACCATGTCAAAAGTACTCTTAGAAAGCCGTTGGGGTGAGACCAAAGACGCCCTGTTAGAAGGCTTAAAAGGAACTCGCCGTTCAACAATGGGTGTGATCCTCGAAAACACTCGCAAAGGTCTCTTAAATGAGAATGCTACCGCAGGTAGTACCGGAGCAGGAAATATAGCAACACTTAATCGTGTAATCTTACCAGTAATCAGACGGGTTATGCCGACTGTTATTGCTAACGAACTAGTCGGCGTTCAGCCAATGACTGGTCCTGTTGGACAGATTCACACCTTGCGTGTTCGTTACGCTCAGTCATTGACTGACAACTCAGCAGCCGCTACTTCGGTAACAGCTGGTGAAGAAGCACTATCACCGTTCAAAATTGCCCAGGCGTATTCGCGTACTGCTCAGGCGGCTGGAACTTCAGCATCTTACACAGGTGCAGATACAGCAATTTTAGAAGGTAACGGCGGTAAGCAAATCAGTGTGCAAATCTTAAGACAAGCTGTTGAAGCGAAGTCACGTAAGTTGCAAGCACGTTGGACATTCGAAGCCGCTCAGGACGCACAGTCTCAGCACGGCATCGACGTTGAAGCAGAAATTATGGCTGCTTTAGCACAAGAAATCACTGCTGAAATCGATCAGGAGATTTTGTTATCTCTTAGAACGTTAGCGGCAACTGAATTCACTTTTAACCAGGCAGCTGTATCAGGTACTGCTACTTACGTTGGTGACGAACATGCCGCTTTGGCCGTTCTTATTAACAGAGTTGCAAACTTGATTGCTCAAAGAACACGTAGAGGCGCAGGTAACTGGGCTGTTGTGAGTTCTGCGGCCTTAACTGTGTTACAATCTGCTACTACATCAGCATTTGCTCGTACAACTGAAGGAACTTTTGAAGCTCCTACTAACACTAAGTTTGTTGGTACGTTGAACGGCGCTATGCGTGTTTTCGTTGACTCTTATGCACCTGATACTCAAGCAGTATTGGTTGGATACAAAGGTTCATCTGAGACAGATGCGGCGGCTTTCTATTGCCCATATATTCCATTAATGAGCAGTGGAGTTGTACTCGATCCACAAACATTCGAACCAGTCGTGTCGTTCATGACTCGTTACGGATACGTGGAACTAACTAACACTGCATCATCTTTCGGTAATGCGGCTGACTATTTAGGCGAGATCGCAGTTCAAAACTTAACATTCTCGTAAGTCGATTATCTGATAATCAACTTATAAGTTACAAGTTTAAGGAAGAGTCTTTTAGGCTCTTCCTTTTTTTGTGGTTGTCCAAAATAACTTGACATATTATTCTTTTGTGTGTATAATCACGTAAATACTACACATTTAGGAGAGAATTGTTATGGCAAAAAGAAAATTTAGAATTGAAGGTGGTCACCGCGGAGGTGAATTAACTATTGGCACAGTCACTAAAGAGTTTGTAGAATTCTTTCTTAATAATGACCAGACGGAAAACGATCTTATAACACATTTGCAAAGTTACGAGTTTGAAGACCCATCTATGCGGATTGAAGGCGCTCCTCATCCGACTGCTAATAAAGATTACCAACCAGCCTGGAATGATATTGATGACATCGAGCATCTTAATAACGCATGGATAGATGGTGGATTTACGGTAACTGAAGTAAAATACTCTAGTGATGATGACTCATTCGAAGAGAGTATTGGCGAAACCGTTGTGTTCGAACCTCATCAATTGTATAGCAGAGAAGCATATCACCGCAGTGAGATGTATGAGGTAACCGACCATTTATCACAAGCAGACATTGATGAGCATGTAAAACCAGTATTAGTATACCACAGCGATGAGAAAGGTGGCTTTGCCGCATATTATGTTGAAACAGACGGCGAAGACTTTGACCCTGTTAAATTTTGTTATAGTGCAACTGAAACAAATATCGGTGATATGTTAGAATGTGGATATTACGATAGAGTGCAAATCGAACCAGATTATAGTTGTAACGAGACCGATAACAAAGGCTTTTATGTCTCTGTTGGTTATCTCAATCTGAAATGGCATGACTTTCGTGAACTATATGTTGAAGGTGGACCTAGGATGGTGGAGAGCTGGGACAATTATGACGAGATGCTAGAATATGAAGAAGACCAGAGAAAGATAGAGAATGCGACTACCGTTCAACTCAATATATCCGCAAATGAAATCGTAGGAGAAGTTGGTACGATTGATAATCCAGGTGAGGTTGATTCTAATATAGAACCAATCAGTGAACCTCCTGTCGTTAACGATGAAGAAGCAGAACCGTACAAGGATTTCAATCAAAGCACAGGTGAGGACGGAGAAGAAATAGTATAACATTATGCGTGTGCGAGTCAAACCCGAAGAATGCAATTTAGAAACAACTAACCTAACTATTATCTGGTTTCACAATTATTCAGGTGGCAAATTTATGGCTAACTGTTTAGGTCTATCTGACCATGGCTTTTTCGGTCACAAAGAATTGACAGAAGCACAACTCAGGGGCGAGTTTTCTCCAGACGATAAACTAAATTATCTTTTAGAGCAATTATCTGACATAAAGAAAGGCGTCTTCTGGAATGATCTTGATATTACAGATAACAAATTTTTTGGGGTGGATAAGAAAGAATACACTGATCCATGGCGCGGTATTTCATATAATTCATTTGTCAAAGACATATCATATGGAGATCATAAATTTTTTATAGCAACACATTTTAATCCAGAAGTTATCGAGATTAAAAAGATTTGGAAGAATGCAAATATTATATTGTTTATCAATCCACATGAATATGTAAAAAAACGAGCAAAGAATGACCCACAAATCAGAATCTTCTATGATCGATTAGCTGATCATGATGCAAATTTAGAAGAAATGAGATCACTTTCTAATGTTGTCTATGAATTCGATGTAAGAAAATACGAATCAGAAGAAGAAACACTCGACGCTATTAAAGAAATGTATACTATACTAGGTATCGAAGGGTATGATAGAGAAAGACTTTCGACATATTATAATCATTGGTATAATAAAATCGAAGAAATTAAATTCTAATCTCCGAGTCAACCGATATATCTAATAGCTTTAGCGCCTCTCTTAATCTCTTCCTTCTTACTCTATTACAGTTGGAACATATTGATAGTATGTTTCCGAGTTGTTTATTGGATGGATTTCCGTCTTTGAAAATAACATCTAATTGAATTAGGTCTTCTGGTATAAAACCACACTCGAAGCACATGTGAGTCTTGTGTTGCAAGTGTACAAATTTCTTGTTATACATAGCCTTAGCACATGCTACGCAATATTTGTGCCATTTCTGAAACCCACGTTTACTTATTCCGTTTGATTTAGCATATGAAAGAGTGCATTTACTGCATTTGGGCCGTATTGGCTGTTTTGTAAGCATACTATTATTTATTAAAAAGTTCTGCCGGGTTCTTTTTTTGGTCAAACTTTTTTTAGATAATAGCATAAATACAAGATAAAACTAATGGAAATTCTTACATGGCCGCTGATAAATTTAACTCGTTAACAGGATACTCAACCGGACTACCACCAGTTGATCTAACAAACGCATCTGGAGACGTAGTTACTAATGTTAACTACCCTGCAGGAAACGTCACATCTAACAGTGTATACGCAAACAACTTTTTCTATGCGAATGGAGTACCATTCAGCAGTGATCCTGGTGGAGCAAACACACAAATACAATACAACGACGGTGGTGATTTTGAAGGAGACTCTGCTCTCACATTCAATGATATTACAAAAACACTAACTGCGACTAACTTAGTTATTTCGAACAACACAGATTTAGGTCCAGTCACTGGTATCACTATAACAGGTGGAACAAATGGCTATGTTTTGCAAACAGACGGTGCAGGTGACTTGTCTTGGACAGCCCAATCAGGTGGTGGTGGCGGATCTGGTAATCCAGGTGGTGCAAACACTCAAGTACAGTTCAATAACGCAGGTGATTTTGGCGGAGATGCAGGCTTCACTTACGACAACACGACTGATTTACTATCTGCTATTCATATTGCTGGAGAAGGCGGTAATATCTCTAATGTTACCTATGCTAACATTGTAGGCATCGGTAACATATCTGCTATTAATTTAAACGGTAGCACAACACAAATATTATACGGCAATGGAGTTTTTGCTCCCATTACAGCCGAATTAACAGCAAATTATGCTAACTTTGCAGGTAATGTAGTCACTGCCGCACAACCTAACATTACATCAGTGGGTACGTTGACAACACTGCAAATAGGGGCTGGTGGACTGTCAGTAACAGGCAACATTGGCGCAAGCAATATTGCAGTAACCGAAACTTCTACATTTACTGGACCAGTAATAATTAGTACTCTTGGCAATCTTACAATGTCAGGTAATGCAAACTTACAAAACTCTCCTAACGTTCAATTGCCAATTGCTAATTTACACATTGACGGTGGATTAAACGGATATGTATTAGCAACAAACGGCTCGGGTAATCTTTCGTGGACTATACAAGGTGGCGGAGGTGGAGGTGGTACTCCTGGTGGAGCTAACACACAAATGCAGTTTAATGATGCTGGTTTGTTTGGTGGCACTGCAAACTTTGTTTATAATTCTGTAACGAATCAAGCAACAATGGCAGGAACATTCTCTGCTAACACGTTCGTAGTTGGCTCTGGTGCGTATGCATTTAGAACAACAAAAATAAAATCAGGCACTACGGCAACGATAAGTGCGGTAGAAATAGGCGCGACTGAGGCATCAAGTGTTTCTGGGGTGGATTATACTATTATTGCGACAGACACTGGAACATCTAGTAGACAGACCTCTAAAATAACTTCTGCGATATTCGGAACGACGGTTCACTACACAGAATATGCTTCCATATCAGTAGGAAGTCTACTGGCTGACTTTGCGATTACATATGTACCTGGAGATTCCTTTAGAAATGCACAAATTGTTGTGTATGCCACACCAGCTACAACAAACATTATTAATTACAAAATAGTGGTAGAAGAATACGCAAGTTTTTAAACCTCTTCACATAACAATAAAAAATTGCAAGATTGGGTACTTTTAGGTCCATTTTTTTTGCCTATGTCATAAATACAGATATAGTTTATTCGGAGACCTAACATGGCAATCAAAGCATTTAATTCAGTAGCAGGCTTCTCGGTCGGAGAAACGCCCGCAAATATTATACTTAGTAATGGATACATTACTACAAATGGCGCGACATTTATAGCAAATATCGCGGCACTGGGTGTCCTAACAGACAACCTCTATTACGCAAACGGTGTTATTTGGGATTTATCAGATCCAGGTGGTGCAAATACAAACATACAGTTTAATGATGCTGAGTCATTTGGCGGTGTTTCTACATTCACCATTAACAAAACTAATAGCAATGTAGATTTAACTGGTAATCTGACTGCGACCGCATTCTTTGGAGACGGTGCTAACTTAACAGGCATCGATGCAACAGGCATACAAAACGGAACATCTAATGTTCGTATAGCAACATCAGGTGGCAACATTGAACTAAACTCTGGTGGTGTAGCTGTTGGTAATATTACATCTACTGGCGCAAATATTGTAGGAACACTTAATGTATCAGGAATCATTACAGTTCCTAGTTCTTCTGGGGCAATTGCGGTTTCCCTAGGTACTCCGACTCAGGGTTCCTTGACTTCAAATGCATTGACATTAACTACGTCATCTTCGGTCTCTAATTCGATTGCGCAATTGAACCAAGTATTAGGAAAACTTGTTCCATCAAGTCCACCTGACTTCCCAGCTTCACAAACTTTATCAGTGCAAAGTCTGTCTACATATCGCATGACAGACTTCACTCAAACTGACAATACAGATACCGGTGGTAAATCTGTTGCAGGTGGATCATCAGTAAGCAAAGTACGAAGAACATCAACTTATACAACAAATGCAATTTCTAACTCGGGGCCTGGCGACTCAGGGCTTATCACGTTGTTATTGAACGGTGTATCAGCAGGATCAAGAACACTAACAGGATCACTCGACGGTGATGGCACATATAGTAACTTAATTATTACAAACAACGTAGACTATAACGAAGTAGATTCAAATGTAGCGGTAGGTTTCTGGTCAGTCTTTACAGCAGATTCTGCTGGTTCAGGCATATCAGCTGGTTGGAACGAAGTACAAATCACAGACTCAGTAACAAGTGACACAAATACTCCTGATTGGTACTATGATTCAAGTAGTCCAGGAACGCCACAGTTTAGTTCTGTAGTATTCACCGCAGATGCATCACCAAGTTACACATATAGTTCAACTGTGCCTCACTACAACAACACTAACGTATTCCCAATATCTTTTGCTGTCAACAGACTGTCTGGTGACATGTACCCAACAAGTGATACATTCATTCAGGGTTCAAGTGGCGGTGCGTTTGGAAGCCCGACTAGCGTAACATATGCAACGGCAGGAGTTACAACTCCGTTAGCGCGGAACTTACTAGTAGCATCAGGAACTCAAGCAGTATCAACAACTGCTTCAGTTATTTCGGGATTCGGCTCAAGCGGTGCAGGACCATCAGTGCAGTGCTACAACTCTTATGCTTCAGGCTCACAGGCATTCACGCCTAGCGACACTATTCTTTATAAAACAGGAACTGCTTCCTCTTCATCACGAATTGAAGAAGCAAACGTCTATATCGGATCGACTGTTGGTTCAGGATCAGGATTAGCTTACCGAATTGTTAACCCTGGATCAGCCGATACTCCTTCTTACTCTGCTAGTGCATCAGCATTTGATAGTGAATCAGGAACATTACAAGTTTATGATTCTACGGTTGTCGCAGACGTATTAGCACACAATCAAGTAGACTACTCAGCTGGGTTCTTACCAGTAGGACCTGATCTATCAGCAGGAAGATCAGGAACACAGTACTTTACTTTTAAAGTAATCAGAACATCAGTTTCTAAATTTGATGTTAAATTTTCAGGAACATTGGCAGGTCTTTGGGTAGCAGTACCTGGATCATCAATTGACTCAGCATCTAATCTAAATGGCTGGGTAGATATGTCAATAGCATATGGAGGCTCAGGAATTCCAGGAGCAAATACGGGTGCAGGGGGCAACGGTTCAGACGGTTGTGCTTTAGGTGGTACAGTTACTACAGATAGTTCTGTCAGTAACGAATCAACAACTGCAACTTTCGGTACAGTATCTTCATCTAGTACAGCTACTAATGAAATATACATACGTGTCGCATTAACATCAGGCCAATCGATTTCTGCCTTATCACTAGAATCAGCGAGTAATTAAAAATGAGCATACCAATTTCACAAAAAGTAGATTTACTATATAAACAAGCATTCGGTGTTACTAAAACTGACACAGAATCTAATAAAAGTCCATCAAACGAAGCAATAGCAAGTCCGTTGCTGATACGTGGTGACACTTTATGGTCTGAAGCAGGTCAAATACCTGGTGTAGCAGCCGCGACTGCTGGTTTGGTTACAGCATATACCGGCACAGGAGCACAAGAATGTACAGCAGATAATACAACTGTCCCTGTTGGCGGAGTTTATCCAACTTGGAAAACTGGGCTAACATATTGGATTCCAGCTGAATTCGGATCAACGTATTCAGTCGGCGTCTGGGTAGATGATACCGGCGCAGCCGATCCAACATCAACAGGTACTCAGATATTTGGTGCAGGATCAGGCGGAACTGGTGAATTCTTTTATAACTATCAATCAGGTGTTTTAAACTTTATTGGTGAGACTATCCCAACAGCACTGACAAGCTCTAAAGTTCTTTACATTGTTGGTTACAGATACATCGGTTTAACTGGTGTTTCTGTTCTACCTGATACTCAAATTGGTAACATAGACATAACTAACCAAACACTTACCGGTCAAGTTACTGATGCTAACATTATTTTTGCTCCAGATGGTACTGGTCAAGTTGTTACTTCAGGTAACATAACAGCATCATACTTTTATGGTAATGGTGCTTACTTATCAGGTATCGATGCAACAGGCATACAAAACGGAACATCTAATGTTTCTATTCCAGCAGAAGACGGTAACATTCAATTAAATGTTGATGGAGATTTAACAGCAAATATAACCAGTACTGGTATTAACGTAGCAGGATATGTGAACGCAACAGGCAATGGTACATTCGGTAACGTAGCTGGCGGTAACCTAGTCTCTGCAACATATTTTACAGGTACATTAATTAACGGTACTTCAAATATTACGACAGTGAATAACGGTAATATTGATATTGTATCAGCGGGCAATACATCAGTTGTCGTTACTGGCACAGGCGCAAATGTAGCAGGGCATGTCACTGCAACAAGCAATGTGACAGGTGGTAATTTACTTACTGGCGGTCTTGTACTAGCAACAGGTAATGTTACTGGTGGCAATGTAACTACAG